ATACCTCGAGTGGTAAACTATTGGTCAATTTAATTTAGAGTTACTTCAAAAGAGTTAAAGGATAGCTTATTCTTTCAAAAATGATAGAGTAAGCTATCCCTATGTTTATATTATAATTAGAGATTTTATTCATAACTATAAGTTAGCATACATTATAAATTTGGAGAGGTTAAACATGGACAACAAGAGATTATTAGAAGAACTTAGAGCATCTGTTGGAAATTACAAACCCGAGAAGTCTAAAAAAGAAGAAAAACTTGATATCGAAGACGTAGTAGAAGATGAAGATAGATACAAAGAAGACGATGAAGACTTAGACGACTACGCAGACTCGGATAATGAGGATACAGAAGAGTATGAAGACGAAGATGAGGAAGGCATTGACCTTGACGGTGACGGAGAAGCTGATGACATACATGGTCTACATGTATTAAAATCTAATTTTAACGCTGTGGACGAAGAAACTCAAAACTCTATCGCAGGCTTTCTAAAAATGGTAGTTGAGAATGAAATAGACTTAGATACTTTGTCTCAATTCGTAGAAGATTTAGACTATGGCGACGAAGACGAGTACGAAGAGGGTGAAGACGAGTACGAAGAGGGTGAAGACGAGTATAGAGAGGACAATGAGTCTGAAGAAGGCGAAGAGTCTGAAGAAGAGTACGAAGATAATTATGAAGACGAAGACCAAAATGAATCTGTCATGGATGACTTCTTAAATGTAGGCTCGGCTATTATGGAAAACGCATACAATTCCAAGTATAACCTCCACGACAAAGAAGAGTTTAGTAGCATGCATGAGTCAAGATTAGACTTTCTCGATGTAGGGATGAGTGATCTTTTAGATTAGGTAGTTATAATGATTAAAAATATAAAAAGGTTGATGGAATATCTTGTCAGTGAAGGCGGAGGGGTAGCTCTAGAGCTAGTAGCTGATAGACATATCGAGAAGAAAAGATATTCCGAAGACGATGAGGATGACGAAGAAAATCTGGAAGAAAAACTTTTTGATAAAAATGTAAGAGGTGGAAAGGTAGTTACCACTAGAAATACGGATTATAAAGACCTCAGACATCAAGTTAAAGACCCTAAAAGAGATGCTAATCTAATAAAAGCTAGGGTTCACTCAAGGACTCCGAGTGCTAATCTTAAAAGAAGACAATCTATGAGAGTTAGAGACTTAAAAATAGTTGAAAGATTAGATACTGGAGACATAGATATAGAGAGTGACTTTGTAGGACTTGCACTGAATCATCATAGATATGAACTCAGAAAGACAACCCCATTTGGTTGGGAGATAATACCTAATGATGAAAAGGGCACAATAACAATTAAGATAGTAGTAGACAAAAAAGCATTAGGTGAAGATAAGGACATAGAACAATTAGTATTATCAACATTAAAAGATAACGAAGCTTTCAAGGAGTTTGTGGATGATTTAAAAAGTTTAGAACCTCACAATACCCGAGTTTTAAATCTTTACAAACTATCCTCATGGAGAGTGAAAGAAACTTCACACTTAGTAACCTACATTAAAGTAATCAGATTCGGAGTATAAACAATGGCTCAACCTAAAAAAATGATAAATGCCTTATGGGACGTACCTGATAATAAATGGAGTCTAAAAGAAGATTATCTAAATGAAGGTCAACAGAAGTCAGTAGTGGACGGTAAGAATATACTTGCTCTAGTTGAAGGAGTATTCTTTGTACCTAATGGAGTCTCTCGTAATGAAAGATACTATCCTAAGACATTTTGGGAATCAGTACTACAACAACCTGGTTTTGGGGAACGAATGAGTAGCCGACTACTTATGGGAACTATCGGACACTATGATAGGGAAGTTAATGAGGAGGACATATCTGAGGGAAGAGTATCCCACATAGTTACTAATCTATGGATTGCTGAAGATACTGGAATGGGAATGGGTCAAGCTTTAATATTAGGAACTCCTGCTGGAAAAAACCTATACATGCTTATGAAAGCTGGGTGTAAGATAAAAACATCGTCAAGAGCTTCAGGAGATTATAAACAAGACGAAGAATATAACGGAATGCCTATTGTAGATGAAAATGGTTATTGTCTAGAAACCTTTGATTTCGTAATAAATCCAGGTTTCTTAGAAACTAACCCAGCATTATTAGAGAGTGTTAGCAAGATTAAAGAAAAAATGGAGACCGAAAACATGGAATTAGGAAAAGAACTATTAGAGTACATGAACAAAGAAAAAGCATCTGTAAATGAAGCTTATACTAAGTTAAGAGAGGATTTTGCAGTACTAGAATCTAAAAATGCAGATTTGAATGCAAAAGTTCTAGTGTTAGAATCTATTCAAGAGGAATTAAGTAAAGCTAAGGAAGAGATTAAAAACATAACTGAGTCTACAAAAGAATTCAGCGTTATTAAGGAGGATTTGGAAGCTTACAAACTTATAGGAGAAGCTAAAGAGATTAAAGAGAGCATTGACGAATCTACTAATCTTTTAGAAGCTTACTCTAAATTAGGAAAGCCTGAACAAATATCTAAATCTATCAAAGAAGCCAGAGAATACAAAAAATTTGGTTCAGTGGCAGACTTAGATGAAACTATCCCAATGGTAGAAGAGTTACTCGAAGAGTACGCTAAACTTGGAACTTTAGAAGAAATAACAGAGATAGTAAGTTTATCCAAAGCAATGCTTGAAAAAAACAAACAAGAGAAGTTAGATGATTCAGTAATGAGAATATCTAAAGCATACAGGACACCTGCCGAATACGTAAAAACTTTACTAGAAACTATAGGAGAAAAAGAAACAACTAGAATATTGGAGGAAGTAAACAAAACAAATAAAGCAGTTATCAAGGAAGAGAAGACAGCTCCTAGAAAAGAAATAATAACTGAGTCAAAACCTTCAAGATTAAAAGAAACATCCTTAATTAGTGAGATGTTCAGAAGTCATATGAGAGGTAATAAATAGTAATCTTTATATTATAAATAGACAATTATTTAACAATATGTAAATACGTACTAGAGAAGAAACACAGGAGAGAATTTACAGATGAGAAGTAACAAATCTGAAGACAAAGGATACAGGTTGGCGGATGCCTTTCTAAAAGTTCCTCAATACAAACCTTATTTTGATGCGTTGGAGGATTCCCCTCTTGCAAAAGTCAGACCTATTTCAAATACTGACGTTGTAATTTTGGGAAAACAATTTAGACAGTTTGAACAATACAAGAGAATGGTAAACGAAATTGGTACTATACGAGATTTAGGACAACTTCCTAAATATGCTTACGATGTTATCACAGCTAACTATGCAGCATCAATTATACCTCTTTTATCATCAGTTCAACCTATCCCCTCTCAACAAGGTTTAGTATATTTCAAACAAATCAAAGCTAGAACAACTAGAGGTACTGTTACAACTGGTCAAATCTTAAGAAACGCAACAGAAGCTCCAGAAGTTCAAGCAGTAGGTTTCGCAGGAGAGCATGTTGTTCAAAACTTAGGCTTACTTAATGCAGGACAACAAATTTACAACTTCAACTTAACTCCCGCTCCTGTTAGAGAAAGACAAGTAACTATCAAACTTTCTAAATATCCGACTCAGAAATTGATAGATGACGGCGAGGGTAATTTAGTTCCATCAGGCGGAGCTCTTGCAACAGGTATCATCAACTATTCAACAGGTCTTTGCACAGTAGAATTCATTCCAGTAATTGACGGTACTGAAACAGCATCAGCTGAATTTGCAACAGACTTTGAAGAAAGTGGCAACCTCCCAACTGTACAATCTGGGTACGATTCTACAGATGTAAGAGCCGAGTTGTTTGCTATCAGATCCGAAATGGGTATGATGAAAATGTACGAATTAAAGAAAACCTTTGGAAAAGAAGGCGAAACTGAGATGATCAATGACCTAACTCAAGAGATAAACGCTGAATTAGGTAATACTCTTATCTCAAGAATGGCTGCTGCTTCTTTTGGTACTCCTATCGTATGGAACTCTGCACATGACGCTGGCATCTCCGAAGTAGAACACAAAATGGCATTTAGAAACAGAATCTCTGAAGCTGAGTCTAAAATCTACAGAGCAGCCGGTAGAGGTCAAGTTACTGCTATTGTATGTGGAGCTAAAGCTTCTCAACTATTCGACCAATTAGGTGGAGTATTCGAGAAAATAGGATTCGCATCTTCTGGACCTACTTTGTATGGTATGTACAACAAAAACACACCTGTTATCAGAGCAATCGACGTAGTTGGAGACAGTGATGTTTATTGCATTTACAAGGGAACAGGAAATTTCGACGCACCCGCAGTATATTGCCCATACATGCCTCTTGTTGTTAATGGCTCTTTACCAGTCCTTAACAATGTAATGAAGCATCAGGCATTTGCGGCTGTATGGTCGGCTATGAGAGTCGTCGTCAATCGCTTTATCACTAAGATAGAGATAGGTGGCTTAGTATAACGATTTCAAAGTCTAATAGTTAGTAAAGAAGAGGGTTAATACCCTCTTCTTTTTATTTGAGTGTTGACATGTCCTTCCATATATGCTATAATATGTTTATGATGAAAATAGAAGTAGAAGAAATAATAAGACTATACATAGAAGACATGCTAGGTTGCCATGTTATAGGTAGAAGAGCAGGATTATCCTGTAATCAAATAGCTAGAATATTAAAAAAGAATGGCATTGTACTTAGGACACTAGCAGAGGGTCAAAGAAATAGAAGTGTTAACAGCCTAAGATACACGAACGTAGATTTCTTCAAGAACATAAACATGGAAGAAAAAGCATACTGGTTAGGATTCATAGTGGCTGATGGGAGTGTGTCTAATAACAAGATACATTCAAGATTAACAATAGGATTAAAACCTTCAGACAGATCACATCTTGAAAAAATAAATAAAATATTCAATGCAAGCCTAAAACTTTACCAAGGTAAGGAATACTTTCACTTAACGAATGTTTCGCTATGTGAAGATTTAATAAAACTAGGAGTAGTTCCAGATAAGACCCATAAAGATGATTATAATTTCACGTTTGACAATCTATCTGATGAATTAAAAAGACATTATCTCAGAGGACTCTTTGACGGAGATGGAACAGTTTATTACATGGATAGGCAGGACTCACTAGGTTGTGGATTTATAGCTACTAAACAGTTCTCAGTGCAGATTAAAGATTACACGGAGTCTCTATTAGGGTTGACTAGTACTAAACTTAAACATTACGAATTCTATTCAACCTTTCAGTATAGATCAAAGAAAGATGTCAGTAAAATATTGAGTTATCTGTATGACAACTCAACTTTATATCTTGATAGAAAGTACAATCTATATCAAGATAACAAACATCTCTTTGAGTATAAAAAACCTTCGAATCAATATCTTAAAGGTAACTAATTATTTACATAAACTTGCATTATTCATGTATGTATGCTATACTTAACATATAAGGAGATTTACATGGCTAAGCTTAAAAATATTATTAAAACTTTAGTAGGGGATATAGAAAGAGATGATAAGAATTTCTGGTCATCTAAGTATGATGAGTATTTGATACTCGGAAGTACTGTTAAGTTATCCAAAGAGCTAGGCATGGATATTAGAATGTTAAGTTCTATATTTAAAGAGCATGGGTTTTTAATATTAAAGTCAGCTGAATCAAGAACAGGCAAGCTAAAGAAAGATTTTATAGAAAGCACTAGTGGAATTAAGTACATGCTATTAGATACTTCGTTTTGGGATGGAGTATATAACATGTACACAACTCAAAACTACTCAGAGACAAGACTATCTGAGTACTTAGAGATATCAAGAAAACAATTAAGAAGAGCTTTTACTTTTCATAAATATGCTCCTAAGACTGGGGATCAGGTTAAGAATACCGTAGTAGAGTCTAGTAGTATCAAATACGGTTCAGGTATACCCTCTAAGAGCATGGAGGTACGGGAAAAAATAAGAAATTCACACCTAGCAAGAGTTATCCTAGATACAAGTCCTAGGTTTAATTCAGAAGAATATGAAATACTAGACGATTACACTGGAACTAGGGTACAAGAGGGTGGAATTGTTCAGAGTTATAAGATATACAATTTCAAACATAGAAGATGTGGGGGAGTATTCCAAGACTCTCTGGATAGGAAGATAAGATGTCCTATTTGCTATGCCAACATATCTGTTCCAGAAAAAGACTACTCGTATTTTATAGATGAATTAGGGTTTAATACTGAAAAGTATCGATTACACCATGATAATGGAGATACTAGTAAGTTTAAAGAGATAGACATACTAATATCTAAGCTTAATATAGGGTTTGAGTATAATAGTAACACTTACCACTCAGGTCAGTTTATGGACTCTGGATATCATAAAAATAAAACGGAGGTATGTCTAGCTAATAACATCCAGTTATATCATATATGGGAATACATGGATAAGGATATAGTTAAAAGTAGAATAAGAAATATACTAGGACTGAATAACCTTAGAGTATATGCTAGAAATCTAGAAGTTAGAGAAGTACCTGTTGAGGATCAAAAATCTTTCTATAAGTATAATCACTTATACGGATATTGTCCAAGTACCTTTACACTTGGATTATATAGTTCTGGAGACAGTTTAATAAGCTCTATGTCTTTTGTAGTAAAAGGAGATAGTATTGAATTAGTTAGGTACTGTAACATGAGGGATACTTCTATTGTCGGAGGATTCAGCAAGCTGTTGAAAAACAGTATTAAGTATATTAAAGTTAATCGTATTAATGTGAAAGTAATAACTACCTTTGGGTATAGGGATTGGTGTCCAAATTACGAAGACTCTGTTTATTACAAGAATGGATTTAAGTTTATATGCTATAATGTAGGCTCTCTTAGATACCTGAATAGTAGAAATAACCATGTGTCTAATAGGCAGAAGTATATGAAATATAAGCTAGAGAAGCTGTTTCCTGAAACATTTGATCCTCTTTTAACAGAACAGCAAATATTAGCTCTTAATAAGATATTCCCATTACATGATTCTGGAACAATAAAATTCACTTTGGACATATATTAAATGTAACGAAATATTAAAAAGATTAAGCCTATGTATTGACTTAATCTTTTTGTCGTGCTATTCTAATTAGGTAAGGTTTAATTTTAAAGAAATAAAGAAAGAAGGTTCACCATGGCTTTAACTAAACTTCAAGAAACAACAATATCTGAATTGGTATCTCGAGTATCTGAATCAAATGATGTTCAATTTACAACTATTCTCGAAACTGCTTTTGATAACAAATGTGAGTTTGGACTAGAACTAATTAAATCTATAGCAAGATCTTCTGATAATATGAAAATTAGATTAGTTAATCACCCACTATTTGAAGAGTTTGTAAACTCAAATATGGATACTTTAATATAGACACTTGCAATTTAATACGAAGTATGCTATACTTATATAAAGGCAATACAGGAGAACCAGATAATGACCAAATGCAAAAATAAGACAACTGTCAATTATATAAAAAATGATAGTATACAAATATTTAAGGATCATATTCTTATATCTGAAAAAATGTACAATTATGTAGATAAGGCATATTCTGCATACTATGTAGAGAAAAGAGATAGATATTTTGAAGAAAAACCTGACTTTGCTAATTCTCACTACTCAGAAAAATTTGGCGTAAAAATAGAATGTCTGGATGATTTAAAAGTATTGGCTCGGAATAGAATACTGGAACTCTTAACTGATATTTTAGTATTATGTAAGGAGAACTCCTTTATTCCCAATAAAATAAGTATATGTTCGTTGCATTGTAGTTCTGAACAACAATTCTTTGTAGAAAATAAGAACGGTGGAGGTAAAATAGCAGGAGTTTGGGGTTGGTCAGATATTATCGAAGAGACTCCGTCTATAAAAATAGGAAAAATTAAATTAAAATATGAACATCAACAAGAAACTTTTTTAAACTCGTATAGGGATTGGGTTACTAAACCAAAAGAACACAGTTTAATTTTAGGAAAAGTTAAATTAGTAGAAGTAATAGAATAAACTCAGATTAAGATTATTTACAACAAGAAAGTCCAAACTTAATCGAGATTGAATTGTATTCATGGGCACTTGCAATTTGATATGAGGTATGCTATACTTATATAGAGGTAATAAAGGATATTAAGATATGAAAAAGAATAACGGAAAAAAGACTTGGAAGAAATCTAAGAGAGATAGGAAACTAGTAAGGAGACAGGGAACTGTTTTACTTAAGATAGAGATTCCTAAGAATTACGTTGCATATATAAGAGAGTTAAGTCGTAAAACTAATAAGAGTATAGATAGTATACTTGATCATATTCTAAGGGGAGGCATGAATACAGCCAAAGAAGTTATAGAGAAAGATCAAGAGAAGTAATATATAGTGTAATAAGGAGATTTTAATGCTTTATTTAGTAAACAAAACAAACACAGCTATAAAGTTAGCTTTCGCAACACATGTAGTAGATCTATTACCTTACGGACATTATGAAGTACTAGATAACTTCTTCCTACCAGAGATACAGCAACTAGTATTAGTATATGATGGTAAGCTTGAGCTTGTAGACGATATAGCAGCCCATATTGAAGAGAAACAATCTAAACTTGAAAAAGATATTAAAGATGTCATGGATAAAGCCGTAAACGATCTAACCAGACTACTAACCCTTGTAAGTAACGGAACAGGTATCCCTATAGACGTAACTAAAGATAAAATAAGACGCATGTTAAACTCTATAATCTCTCCTATAGTTGATGATGAGAAGAGGATTGAAGAGCTGTATGACTCTATTATTAAAGAGGTACCTCTTATAAAGTCAGAACCTCTTCAAAAAATATTGATCATAAATAAAATAGCTATCCAGAATATAGTTACGTCTTTTAAGATAACAGATGAAAAGAAACTAGAGATAATTAAGAAAATAGCGGATTCAGTATCAGTCCAGTATAGCTCCAGAGCAGGATTCAAAAGTATAGCAGAGAAGTTAATAGGGTAGGACAAGGATAAAAACTAAATAATATCGAGACTGTTCTTAAATAGAGCAGTCTTTTTTTATATTTTAAGTATACGAACTCCCTAGGAGTTATAAGTATAAATTTAATATATAGGAGATATATAAATGGTACTTCTCTTCGAGAACGCACTTGAAAACATACTTATCGAAACAGGTCAATTACTAATCCCAGCAGCAGCTTTAAAACTGGATGATGATAAATTAGAAAAGCTTTTCATAAGGGTGGCTAAGAAGTTACAAAATAAAAGACCTATAAGAGAGAATGCCAACTATGTAGTAACCTCAGACGGAATACATATAAAAGATGCCCTCTCTGTGTACGCACTACGTTATAAAATATACGATAACTGGGATAGAATTTCCCCGTCTATCAAAAGAAACCTCTGGTCGTTCGATAGAAATACAAGAGTATTAAGAAGTCTATTCAATTCCCCTTTCGTAGTATCTTATGGAAGAGAATACAAAATGGGACATGTTCCTATAACAGACGAGCCTCAATACACTATGGATGATGAAGACGAGATAGATTTCTACATAAAAGCTTCATACAAAAAGGGCAGTTTCAAACTTACAAAAACTCATGTAGACGGTACTATTCCTCCAACAGAGATGGTGGAGATTTCGAGGTTAGGGAATACGGCAACACTTTCAGGAAGCATGGGAACTGGAACATTAGACTTAACTACTAAGAAAGTTTATATATACCTTACAGATCTAGCTGAGGGAAATATAACCCCTACCTATGTGAATAAAAGAATAGCATGCTTAGATTTAGAAGAACATGACTTAGCTTTTATAACTTGGTTTACGGCAGATTTCTTAAATTCTCTAGGAAGCCTAAAATATGCTGCAACTTTAGACCCTACTACAGGGATTCCATTTTCTTTACAGTCTGATACAGTGCTAGAGAGGGCAAGGCAGCTAGAAGATAATTTAACAGAATATTTGAAGAGTAACAGTTTTTGGTGGCAGTGGGGATTTTGACGACTTTTATCGGACATTTATTTTAACATTTCTTTATATTATAATTAGATACACTAGATAATAAATGTAGTATGTGTTAGAGTTATATAAAGGAGAGGATATGTTAAATAAAAATAAGGAGTCAGGAATATACAGAATAACCAATCTAATAGATAATAAATACTATGTAGGAAGTTCTTCTAGATTAAGAAAAAGAAAACATGAGCACTTTAAGGATTTAGAGAATAACAAACACTGTAACGATTATCTTCAAAATGCTTATAACAAGCATGGGAAAGAAAACTTTAAGTGGGAAGTTATTGAACATGTAGCACCTAGTGAAGATGTAAAAGAATTTAAAAAAAGACTCCTTGATAGGGAACAGTATCACATGGACGAAGGTATAACTAAATCTGTATTGTATAATATACGCCCCACGGCAGAGAGTAGACTAGGTTCTGGAGCAGAACACTTCAAGACTGCATTAGGAGTGCTCCATAGCAAAGAAGATTGGGAACCTTATTATAACATGTACTTTAACGAGGGGAGCACTTTCAGAAGTCTCGGGAAGATACTAAATGTTTGTCATAAGGCTGTTAAGAAACAATTTGGATACTTCAACTTTAAGGTCATTGAGAACGGAGTGTATACCTCTAAGGGTTGGTTGGATAAAAAGGATATTGATGATTGGAAATGGGCACATGACATGTACATTGTAGAGGGAAAGTCTTTAAACTATCTGCAGACTCATCTAAAGTTGGACAAGACTCACATAAAAGAAATATTTATAGGATTGGGTTTAGTTATAAAGGATAAAGTAAAGGTTATAGAAGACATGTCTGAATATCTCATCAACAGAAATAGGATTTAATTCTTTTATATTTTAAATGTAAGTAGTCCTAGGGAAATTCTAAAAGTGAACTTAGAGATTATAATATCAGCTATATTTTGTTTAATCTTAGGTATATCTATAACAGGTTATGGATTCTCTAGGGGAATTTCAGATTTTTTACCTAACTTCATAGCTGGATGGGGACAATTTTTCTTAGAATTGATTATAGGGTACTTTGTAGTGGATAAATTTATGAGTAGGCAAAAGAATAGACAATGGAATAAGGTAAGGAAGATGCATAATCAACTTCTAAAAGAATATCTAATGAAGATATTGATAAATTTCTGCGTTATATTCAACTACGTTAGTATAAATAAGAACCTATCCTATAAAAAAACTAAGAATATTAGTTTAAGTATTGAAGAGTTGATAAAAGAGATTAACTTTCTAGACTTTGATAACGAAAGAGAAGTTACAACAGATAAGTTTATAAGATATTACGAAGAGATCAAAGAGGATATTAAAGAAATAAGAACTTCTCAGGCTCCTGCAATACTTCAACATTCTAATAATCAAGAACTATGTAATAAACTGATAGAATTAGAACTACACTTAACAGAATTTAAAGATAATATAGTTAGATGTAAGCATTACAAAGCTAGTATAGATAATGAAAGAGTTATTAAAATATTCGAGACAATAAATATTATATTAGGAGAGTTGGATAAGTGATTAATAAGATAAAAGAACTATGTTGTCTTGCAATAGATGAAGATTACCATTATAATAAAGATGTAAGAAAGTCAGCCCTTGAACTCTGGGAACAAGTTAGAGTAGATGTAATACATAGAAATTTTTATGAAGACTGGAAGCTAAATAATAAATATCCATGCCTATACCAAGAGTATACTGACGATTTAGGGAATAAAATAAAAGTAGGATTTACCCTAAGGTATATTGGAGGTTCTGACATAGCTGAACATCCTCAACAGGCAGCGTTTGATCCAGATAATTCCTTAATAATTATGACTATACCTAATTACAACTTTGATCAAATAACATGGAACAAGGTTAATAGAATTAGACTACTCGAAGCTGTTAGAAAGGATTTTAATAGACTAAAAGTATCCACTTTCATACATGAATATACTCATTTTATAGATGAAATAAGTGAGTATACCATTCCAGATGCCAAAGGTAAAGAATACGTAAGTCCCCTAGATGGAGAAGAAGTCTCCTACACTGAATATGCAGATCAACCTGTTGAAGTTAGTGCAAGAATACAACAAACTTTTCATGAGATAGACGATGAATTAGAAAGTATTCTTTATTCAGAAAAACTTAATTATTTTAAAACTTTTGATATCTTTGAAGAATTTGTAAAAGTGTTCTCACCCAGTTATAGAAAATTCATAAAATATTCGAGTTCTGAGATAAAAAGAAAAATGAATGAGAAATTATATACATATTATGAGAATAGGAAAAGAGAGATTGAATTAGCTCTTAAAGAAGATTTCATATTAAAAAGGGAAGTTGAGAGAGCTTGTACGTGGAATGAGGGAGGTTTTGAATCGATGATATCTCAAAGTACAGGTTCGATTAAAACACTTCTGTATAAAACCATGGTAAGAAAGAATCTTGATTACCTACTTTTTGATGAACTCACCAATAAGGTATCTGATATATATGATGAGAATAAAGATAGGGTAGTATTAGAACTACTTCATAAAAAATACCCAAAGCTTACTAAGTTAATCGATGAAAGATATGAAGGTACTAAATGATAAAACGTATAAATAAACTCTGTAATATACTGAATGAAATATCGGCAGGAGACGTAGGTAATGCACTAGGAAGAGCAGCTGGAACAGGTCTAGCTAAAGTAGCTGGAAATGTGGTGACAGGTCTAGCGAGAGCATCAGGTCTTCCCATATTAGCGGGAGCTTCGGACATACTAGGAAATACTGTTAATACCGAACTTTCAGATCATTTTAATAAGATATTTAAGGGAGAGAATGCCGACTTAAATAGAGTTAATACTAATAATTATTATTTCTATAATGATGTATATGCTAAATATCAAGCGGGTAGTTATGGGTATGATATAAACCTAAATAAGGACAGGATACCTTCATCAGAGTTGAGTACTATAAAAAGATTTGTATACCCTTCATTTCAAAAATTTGGATACGGAGTTAAGTTTGTAGGTAAAAGAACTAAGACAGGATTATTTTATTTTATATTATTTAAAGGAAGCTCAGTTATCCCTTTCAAAGATAGTAAAAGAAATCCAATTATTTACGTGTTACCCATGAATGCTTTCAAAGGAATAACAGATGAAGAGAGTTCAGATGCAGCAATAAATATTTTATTAGAATACTATGGATTGAATGAAGAATAGGGAGAGATATTAGAATGCCAATTGATAAACGCAAGAGTAGATCAGAAATAATTAAGGAACTCATGGACTCGTGGGGAAAAACAGGGAAAATCGGTTCAAGCTCCCCTGAAACCAAGGAAGAAGCTCTCAAGCAAGCCGAAGCTGTTGCATATTCAAGTAAAAAAGAAATGTATGACTCCTATGGAAACTCTAAACCAGTCATTACAGGTAGAAAAGTTCCAACCGTTTCAGCTCCAAGTACACCTAAAGAAGAAACATCTCAACCTATTTGGAAATGTAAGGATTGTGGTAATATAAATAAGGATACAAATAAAAGAACTTGTGAGAAATGTAGGAGCACTAACATGAAGGATGCAATCAAGACAAATGAATCTAGAATAGTTAAACTAAAAGAACTCGTAGAGAGTGCTGTAATAGGTTTTAGTCCTCAGGCAGCCATGCTTATAGATGATATAGGGTCAAGTACTCCCCAGTATATGTTAAGTAAATTAAGAAGTGGTTTATCCAAAAGAGGATGTGCCCTTGAAGTAACAAATGAAGATAATGATTCTTATTTTGTAAATATCACTAAGAATCATGATGTCATCAAAAAAGTTAAACTATCTAAAAGAAAATTATTACAGGGAGATATTTCTTCAGAAGATTTATTAAGATAGAAACTAAATAGACTTTAATAAATCTAAAGAATTGAGGTTGACTATTCTTTAGATTTATGTTATCATGAAATAAGCAATGGGAGGGAAAATTTTATAATGGCAAGAATGACCTTAGAACAACTTTGGATTTCGAGCACTACTCTAGAGGGAGGAGCTTGGAGGAGAAACTACAGCGGTTCTCCAAAAAGACAAGTAAACCAGATAGTCCCTTTCGTAGGAACTAAGACAGTTTTATTTACAGGATCATTCTGGGGACTAACTGAGAATTCTGTCCACCTTGCGAATATATTATTTATGGATTGTGATATAGTGGAGGAGATCATAGTTCAACCTACCATGGCGGTAGCTCCTGTAGCAGTAGAGGGAGTTCCTATAAATAATACACGAGTAGTTCCTCAGGGAACAGCTCTACACGGATCAACTCCAGCTCCTAAACCCTATGGGGGAGTTTCTAATGCAGAACCTAACTATAGTACAGCTACTCATTTTAAAGTTACATACAACGGGGTCAATTACTGGGTTAGGAAGATAGACATGAAACGCCAACCTTGTTTAATTCGTTGTAGTTGTAGTGATTATTATTTTTGCTGGTCATACTCTAACTATATCAAGGGCTTACAATTTGGAGGTAAGTCTAAACCCTACCACAGACTAACTACTACCCGTAAACCCAAAAATCCAAGATTAATATCAGGAGCATGTAAGCATGTTTGTGGATTTTCAGAACTTCTCCAGACCAGTGGGTATACGTTATGAGTTTTGAGATACAAACTCATCATGGAAAGTTTGTTATGTCGGATAAAACTGCATGGTTAGGTTTCTACAATCAATATGTCAGTTGTGAATATAGAAGCCTAGCCAAGTTATCTAAGTACATAGGGATCAGTATGAAACTTTTAAATAAGATTTTTAAATTTCATAACTTCGTTAAGATGCCTAAGGGGAATAGAAAACAAATAGTATCGTGTACCATGGGTAATCTGGATAAATCTAACATATCGGACTGGGAATTTATAATATCCAAATATACAGAAGGCATGTCTATTGAAACTCTCGGAGAGACGTATGGAGTACCTCCTACAACTTTAGCTAGGATATTAAAATCATTTGATATTAAGATAAGAGACACCGCTGAACGTAATATCCTAGGAGTTAGACATGCAAAAATATCTAATTTAAGAAAATATGGTGTGGAGAGTCTTTCAGGAACTAAAGAAGTTCAGATGAAAGCTAGAGCTACTCTTTTTAAAAATAAGGGAGTATACCATATAACTGAGTTAGATTCATGGAGGGAGGATAGACGAAGATTAAAAATATCTGAACAGATTAGGATAACTAATAAGAAACTAATAGAGCAAGAGTTAAACCTATTATCTGAATATGTAGGAGTTTTTGATAAGGATACCCAAGGAAACTACATAAGATGGCATGTTTATGAGTTTAATTGTTTAAAATGCTCTAATGTATTTAAAGATAGTTTTGATAATTTTCCAAAATGCCCTAAATGCCGTCCATCTCCTAAATCAAAGCCAGAATTAGAGATAAGAGATTATATAGAAAAAATGGGAATACTCGTTGAATGTTCCAGAAGGGATTTGATATCAAATCCTATCACAAGAAGGGGTTTAGAAATTGATATATACCTTCCAGAACTTAAGTTAGCTTTTGAGTACAATGGGTACATATACCATCTAGAAGAGTCTAAATCTACTATAGATGAGAAAAAGAGATGGCGTAACTTTATAAAAAAAGATGGCTATCATGACAATAAAACCGCAATATGCCAGAAAGTTGGGATTAGACTAGTACATCTGTGGGAGAGTAGAAAACAAGATAATATGGATGAGTTAAAGAGGATAGTGGACAAAGAAATAAGGAGTTAATATGGATTCTAGGGGTGATGTATGTCCTGCATGTGGGACTTTAAAAGATAAGACATGTACGTGTTGTAAATGTTGTGGGTTTTGCAGTTAATACAGGAATTAGAATATGTTTGAAAGTATTAAAAAAGAAATAAAAAGAATCATGAATAACTTAGATGAGATGCAAATCACTATAGATAGTATGAAAAGACATAGGGAAGAAACCCAGAAAGTTATGTCTATGCGAGTATCTCCAAGATTATATACAATTTCCTATGAGGATGGCAAATTAAAACGCACTTTTATTTAATAAATGGGGTATGGGTATATGGATTATACAAAAGAACAGATTAAAGATATTATAGGGCAGACAAATATATGGGTTAAAACACGAGAGGGTATATATACGTTAAAGGAAGCATGGGAGTCCTCTATTAAAGCTCAGAAACAGTTAGATAGAGATTTCGAAATAACAGATGACAAGTGGAGGAAGCTAATATGAGTTCAGAGGGGAGTTTTTGTCCGTCATGTGGAGGTACAGGAGTAGTAGATGACGTATGTCCAGAGTGTGAGTTTTCTTTTGCAACAGTTTTAAAGTGTCCTTTCTTAGACGATGAGGGGGTATGTAATAAGAAAGAAACTAAGTGCTCCGTTGATAAGGGTATATCCTTTGAGATATGCGAGATAATGAGAGAATTTTAAAAAAACATAACTTTAAGAGATAAAGAGTCCTGAAAAGGGCTCTTTTTATATTATATTTAGAAATATACAGGAGACCCATTAGATATGAAAAATTTGAATAATAGGGTATTTCAAGATTTAGAGAGAATTCTTAGAGGCCAGACGGGTAAAAACTTGGATATAGGTATTATAACAGCTGAAAATAAAGACGGTAGGCTTCTATCTGATAGAGAGAATAATGAAAGAACCGAAAGACTGTATAGGGATTTAAAAGAAATTCCGCACATTAGGATGTATAGTTTACAAGGTAATTCTAATGGGGTAGATGAGAACTCGTTCTTAGTTACGGGAGTACCTTTAAAAAAATTGGAGCAATTAGCTAGTAACTATGAACAACCTTCATTCATATACGGGAAAGGTAGAGAGGATGATATGTCCTTTCTATATATGTCAGCCATGAACTCTGGAAATGGGCATGTGGATTACGAACCTCAAGGCAGAAGAAGAACTTTTATATTTAAACCAGATGCTAGATCTGACTATAGTAGGTATAAGGGGATTAAGTTTGTAATACCTTTCGGGGATAGTAATTATGCTGGGACGACATGGGACGAACTAACTGAGGAAGACAAAGGAGAGATGTCAGAAGAACAACACATGGAAGATGAGTTAAGTAATGAGCTATCAGAATATCCCGAGGACATTAATTATAAAAAGGAAAATGAACGGATGGAAAAATCACAGATATTAAGAATTAAAAATTTAGTAGAGTCCTTAGTTGTGGATGAGAAAGAGAAAGTCAAGATAAAAGTAAAACATGCAGACCTGTTAGAGATTCCAGAGGATAAGAAATTTTGGCAGATGCCTTTCAAGCATTACACGGATCTAGTAGATTCTAAAGGAAAAGATGGGTATCAAAAGGTTATACGTGCACTAACCAATTTAGAAACTTGGAACGAAAAAGATGATCCTAAGATTTCAAGAGAAGCTAGAAAACTTATAGAGAAATTACACCAGAAATTCAGACCTGATGAAAAATAGATATGTGACAACTAATTTCGGGATACTTGATAAGGAGTCGGTAGAGGACTGGAGGAATTATTATACTTTATACCTTAAAGGGAATTCTACTGAGGAACTATCAGATCAACTAAAGATAAGCAGAAGTCTATTGATTAGAATATTTAGAAATTTAAAGTTCCCCCTAATTGGAAAAGATTATATAAAAACAAATCTTGGGGTTATGGATAAGAGAGATCTGAGTATATGGAAACCTTACCATGTATCCTACATAAATGGGGAGTTTTCCATAAAGGACATAGCTAAGACTTTGGATATAAGTTATTGCTCTTTGAGTCGTATCTTTAAGAGATTTAATTTAAGCATGGTCGAGCCCTCTATAAGGAATACTAGACGAAAGATTAAGATAGATGCTACTATAATGTCTAAATATGGGGTAACTCACATACTACAATCCAAAGATATAAAAAATAAGATAAGGAACACTAACTTAGAAAGAAGAGGTGTAGAGTACCCGTCCCAGTGTAGGAAAGTTAGAGATAAGATAGAGAAGGTTTGTATTAAAAAATACGGAGTCTCTTGTGTTTTAAGGAATAAGTCTATCAAAAGACAAATATCAGATACTTTAAATATAAAGTATGGAGTAAGTTATTGTGGACAAATAGAAACCCACACAAATATACTTAAGGGTAGGGCTTTATTAAGATGGGAGGAATATCTACTAGAAAACGACTATACTTTACTAAGTGAATACTCTGGAAGAATTGAGAAAGAATCTGGAAAGTATGTATGTAATAAGGAGTACTCTTTCAAACATAACCCATGTGGAAACATATTTAAGAGTACCCTCTCCAAAAGTATCATATGTCCACACTGTTGTAGGGGGAATAGGTCAAAAAATGAGATAGATATACACAGTTATATTATATCGTTAGGTTTCGAGGTAGAGACAAATAATTGGAATCTCATAAAGAATCCTGTAACGGGGAGATGTTTTGAGATAGACCTATATATACCTAAATTGAGAATAGCCTTTGAGTATAATGGATGGTATTGGCATAGGGAAGTAGACGAAGCAGATACCATAAATTTAAACATTAAAGACACTAAACCAAATGGATATCATGATTTAAAAACAAGCCTATGTAAGGATGCAGATATCAGACTGTACCACCTCTGGGAAAGTAGGAAGGGTGATAACATAGAAGAGTTAAAACAACAGGTATTTTATATTTTAAATGTATACTTAGACAATAAAGAAGATTAATTAGAGAAAGGAGGTTAAATAGAATGGCTAAAGCTAAAAAACCACAACCAAAACCACAAGCAGCTCCAGTTAAGAAACCAAATAAACCCGTTAAGAAAAAAGGTAAATAACATGTCGTTAAATAGATTAAGGAAGATAATTGAATCTGTACAAGAAGGTAGAAGTCTAGTTAATGAAAATGAAACTACTGAGAAGAACATAAAGGCTTTTATAGAGGGTTCTATTGAGGACTTAGAGAACATGCTTAGAGTACAACGGGATAAAGTAAGCATAGAAGTTATTAGGAGAACTAGAGAAGTCATAGCTGATTTAAAAAAAGCTCTTCAACTCATGGCACATGTATGTGAAGACTACATAGATGAAGACGGAGAAGGGGCTTCATTCGACGGTGGCATAGGAGATTTGGGAGAATTACCTAAAGTTGCCTATGGAAGTGTAGACTCCCGAGGTGGTAGCATGCGATACAAAGATAAAAGCATGATAAAAAAGAAAAAGCGGAAGAAAAAACAAGATTAATATACACATCTTTATATTATAATTATTAAGGGATAGGTTATTTATAGCTCTATCCCACTTTTGTTAATAAAGGAGGCTGCCTTTGAGTATTCTTACAGATCTTTTACAGGTCTTCACGACTATTACCCCAGGCATACTTGACGTGTATATAAATTTATTTGGAGTACCTTGTGACATATTCCATCCAGTAGTAGAGGATAGATTTTTTGACGATCATGCTAAACCTAAATATTTAAAAATACCTAATGAGAGAGATAGGCAAGTATTAATAGTAAACTTCATAAAAAGTAGTGCGTTAAGAGGGAACATGGTTCAATTCGAATCCTTCTTTGGGGATGGGGACGACAGACCTTTTATAATAACACATGAAGCACAACGTCTCCCACCTAGAACTAGGATAGATGCTTATTTCGGCTCCACTAAAATGTCGTTCCAAACTGAGACTGATTACGTCATAACGGGTTGTGAAACCCCAAATGCAGCAGGAAATACTATAATGGTTAAACAAATGTTGAGACCCTTAACTTAACGGAAGAGTATATAAATGTATTTTAAATATATAGTAAATTCATTTTTTAAAGATGTAAAACAGTATTCAGATTTTAATTTTATGGATTTAATGAGTCCTGAGGAAAACGTACTAACAGATAAGTATTACTTCTTTGATGCTGTCTTACAATTTGATGAAAGATTTCGTAAAAGGATGGCTTATAAATCATATGAGGATAGGGAAGATCCCTTTATATGTGCTATGTGGAATATGTCAATAATGTCTCCCATAACTGAGCAATCAAGACAGTTCCAATCATTTAAAACTAGTATGAATACTGGAACAGCAGAAGAATTTACAATTAAAAATGTACAGTGTACTTTTAATGTTGTATGGGTTTCAAACGATCCAGAATATTTGATGTCTTTTGAAGAATATTTCATGGTAAGTTATGATAGAAGTATCACCCTCGATACGACATATGAAGTACCTGTAACTTATCAAGACATGGGAAGTGTGTCTGAAATTAATCAGATCTTAAAAACTTTTAAAGTTGAAGGTGAGTATCATTTTGTAACTATTGGGGATACGGTGTCGATATTTAACTCATTAAATAACAATGGAAGCTATTTAATAACAAACGTATTAATATCTGGAGGAAACACTACATTAACTACTTCTAATTCGATACCTAGTCCAGTGGTTGATGGCACAGCTGTTAAGAATAACGGAGTTTGGGAATTAGATGCTAAAGCATACCTGACTAATATAGCTTTTTCAGAATTTAATAAGTTGGAGCCCTTAGATAGGGGAGAGATGACCTTTTTAACTAGTACTATGGATTTACAATATCCGATACTTATGAATAAAACTAGGACAAATAACGGAGGGACAGGCGGATTACCTAAAAAAATCATAAAACACATCCACTATAAAACTAAAACGGTAGCTGACGTATCCAATGTAACAGCGTCCGACATGACAACCCCATATGAAGAAATAATCATAGAATAAATTGCTAAGATTTATATTATATATAGATGAAACTTAGAGGAGAATATAAGAATGTACGAAGCAAGAATAATCTCTAAAGCTGACTACCCCGTAGTCATAAAGTACAAGGGAGAGTTCAAGGTAGTAAGCCCAAGGGAACAATTTAATGTAGTTAAAAAATCAGACATAGAGGGTGTGTTACCTTCTGAATTAAGAATGGTAAGTTATTAGTTATTAATTAGGAGATATACACATGACAGCTCCAAACATTTTTACAAAAGAAATAGATATATCCACAAGAGTTCCGTCTTCTGCGGGAGATGTTTACGGAGGCATTGTAGTCCGTTCTCCTAAAGGAGAAGTAGGTAAGCCTCTCTTCATGACATCAGATACTGATTTACTAAAGTATCTTACTCCTAATGAGAGGGTCGAAGTAGGGTATGACATGGCATTCTATTCAGCATTGGCTTATCTATCTAAGACAAATAAGTTATGGGTAGTTAGAGCTGACAATGGTTCTACCTATGGTGGAGCTATCATGGGAACAGTTTCTAATACGAGTCTAACATCTGTAAATCTGGGGAATATTTCATACGTAAATACAGGAGCAGGTACTGGATTTTTCTCGATTGCGGGAGACGTTTCTGCAAAATTTAAAATAGGGGATTCTATAAAAATAGAAGGATCTACTGCAAACGACGGTGTGTACACTGTGGCAAGTGCTACTTTTAATACCCCAAATACAGACATAATAGTTAATGAAGAAGTACTGGATGATACTGTAGATGGACATGTTAATAGGAATTCAATAGTCACTCCCACTAATTATGAATTTGAGGTTACAGATGCGTTATTGATAACAGGATCTAACCAAGGTTCATGGGCTAATGACATTCAGATAACCCTATTTACCTATGCAGTAAGCCCAGACATCGTAAAAGAAGAAGGAGCTTTCCAAATAAATGTACTTAAAAAATCAACAGGTGACTTACTAGAAACATTTATTTGTTCAAGAGTAGTTGGGGCTAAAGACGGCTACGGTCAAAATATTTACGTAGAGGATATAGTAACTTCTTCTAACTATATTAACATTATTGATAACGTAGACGTGCCTTCTGATACAGCATTAATTGAACAAACAACTCCATTATCTCTACTAGGAGCTTTGGATGGTGGAACGATATCAGATAGTCATATGCAAACAGCACTATCTAAACTACAAAATAAAAATGAAATACCTCTAACTATTATAATGGACGGGGGCTGGACTACAGTAGCTTATCAAAGGGCTATGGATGCTCTATGTCAAAGTAGAAAAGATTGTGTATCATGTTTATCCACTCCGTATTCAGCAGAAAATAGTTCTACTTATATGACAGATATAGTGGCATATAGAAAGACTGATTTAAACTTAAATAGTTCTTATTCAGCTTTATATACTCCAAATCTTCAGATACAGGATAGGTTTAATTCAAGAAAAATATTCGTATCTCCAGACGGATATGCAGCAGCAGCTATAGCAGAAACGGCTTCTAATTACGAAATATGGTATGCTCCAGCAGGTACTAGAAGAGGCATGCTTAACGTACTAGACGTAAAAAGAAGATTCTCAGAGGGAGAACTTGACTTATTATATGATAATGGAATAAACCCAATTAAATTCCTACATGGAAGGGGTATTGCAATATGGGGTCAGAAAACATTATCATCTAGACCTTCTGCATTAGATAGATTGAATGTAAGACTAATGCTTGTCACGGTAGAACCAGCAGTTTCTGTATTCCTAGAAGATTTCCTATTCGAGTTTAATGATACTCTGACAAGACTTCTTGTCAGATCTGGAATAGAGTCTTACATGGATGGTATAAAATCTAGAAAAGGAGTCTATGCTTATACTGTGGTATGTGACGAGAGTAATAATACGGCTGAGGATATAGATAATAATAAATTAAATGTATTCTTGTATGTACAACCCACAAAAACATCTGAATTTATAACCTTATCCGTCATTATAACAAGAACTGGATTTACGATTACAACTTAGATTAGTTATAGGAGATAAAAATATGTCTGATATCAGACCAAGTATTACAGATGTAGTAGGAATACAGGATTTCGCAGTTCTATACAAGTGGAAAATTGTATTCTCTAAGGTGCCAGCAGGACTGGATAAGTATCTAGGAGGGCTTTTAAATCTATACGCCCTCTCCTCGGAATACCCTAAATTTTCCGAAGAAGAGATAGAGACCACAATGCATGGTAAGAAGGTCTATCAAGCTGGCATGAGAACGTATGATCCAATAACTATAACTTTTATAGAAAATAATAGTGCAATTATACAGAAGTTTATAAAAGCTTGGGCAGCTCTCATAAATACTCCCAACGAAGAAGGTCAAAAAGCTAAGAAAGATTACGTATGCCAGATACAACTTTCCCCGTTAAAGGCTGACGGAGGTAATCTGGCTTCATACAACCTTGTGAATTGTTGGATGCAGACTCACACGATAGGAAACCCAGATGGTAGTGCGAATGAGACTATCAAACCAGAAATTACTTTGAGATTTGATTATTTTGATTAACATTCTAACCTAGTAAGGTAACAATATCTTAATAAAATAGAGAGACAGACTTGTAAAAGAGTCTGTCTCTTGGTATAGTGTTAATATAACAAATATAAGGAATAATCCCATGTTGAATTACGATTATGGATATTATACGGAAGAGCAAGAAGTGTCCTCAAAACATATATATTACTTAGAAAAACTATATGTTTTATACACTAAGCCCATGACATATGCCATTTTATTTGTACTATGTTTAACATGTTTATTAATAAAATCCCCCGTATTTTACGAAATAATCACTAACTTAGGAACAGTCTTTATGTCTATTATATCATTAGTATTCCAGATAGGTTTGGTAATATTAATAATATTATTTATAGTTTGGGTAGACTCTGTATCCCCGAATACTGAAAACTACATTCCAGTATACCGAGATAGATTATCAGATATTTTAAAAAGAGATATAGAGTACCAAGAGAGGCAGATAAAAGAAGCTAAGTATCAAAATGATTTAGAACTATCTCGAGAAAAATTTAGAAAATCCCAAGAACCTCCCAAGTATAGAGTAGACTTTCTAACCTACAACCATGGATGTACTATAACTGAAATAGTACAAGCCCGAAATACTATGGAAGTAAGAGCTAGATACAACTCCGACTCTAGGGTCAGATCACTATTAAGAATATCCTGTGCTTATTAACGAGTATAGGATATTTTATATTATATTTAGGAGTAACTAACTAGGGATTTTAAAATTGGCAAACGGTTTTACATCTAATAATCTCAAAGGCCAATCTATATCTGATATAGGTTCCGTAGCTTGGGGTTTAGGGTTTAATTATCTAGTAACTATTGATAGGATAAAATCACCATTTACGGGGAATGTTGCTCTTGGGAATGTCATACCTTGTTATCAAGTACAAGAGAAGATCCCATTAATGAAGTCTATGCAAGTAAAGTTACCCATGTACGGAAACTTTAATATTCCCATTGGGATAGAGTTACCTACATTAACAGTATCTTTATATGATGACGAGAATTGTATTGTCGAGAAATCTATAAAAGACTGGATAAATGACATATTTTACACGGGAACTTCTATAAGAACCTTAGATGAAAATACCACGAAGCTAACGGTATTTAAACTATCATCAAATAAGAAGATAACACTAATGACGAGTTATGAAGTATACCCAGAAGGGGATTGTCAAGTAACAATGGGTTCCAATATTACATTAAAAGAGTTGAATGTAAATTTCAATGTTGTTTATATATATCCTAGGGAGGATTTTACCGTTTAATTGGGGGAAAAGGGGTTTAAGGGATGGAAAATTCAAGAAAGTATTTACCTAAATATCAAGAAAAATGGCTACCTTCGGGAAACTTGCAATACCCCGATGGAGTTAACATACATTACTATCCTTTTTCTTTTGGAGAAATTCTAAAGATAAATCAATCAAATCTGGATGAGATAGCTATGTATAATATGATGTTAGAAGGTGTTGAAATAATAGGTATGCCAGTAGAGGATTTAACTTTCTACGACGCTTTATACTTAGGGTGGAGACGAAAGACAGCTAGTCTAGGCGTGTCCATGTTAGACATAAAATCATACTGCCCCAACTGTGATACAACCAACATAACTGTTTTTGATTTAACAGAGTTAAAGTATATAGATGTTGAGATGAAGGCGATGCCCGCTAAAACTGTGATATGTGGAGAAGAATTACATTTTGGATTTATTACGATAAAAGACTATATGGAGTTACAATCTAAAGATCTACATAAAGACGTACTAGCTGTGTATGCTAAATCAGTAACCAATAGGAGTTACGAGGAAGCCTATGAGATTATATCCAGTGCTATGGGGAATGACGTAGATAAGTTAGAGACACTTAATAGAATTCTATATCATGGAGTAAAGCCCATAAATGTGACATGTAGAGGTTGTGGTCAAGAGTATGCTATAAGAATAACAGACTCCTCGGAGGTAGAGATTCTCAAACCCTTTCGTGGAGAAGAAGTCATTATACGAGATGAAATTTCTTTTGGCGACTAACGGGGTAGTAGATGCTTGGCATGTTAATGAGCTTCTGTATAGTGAAGTCAGAGTACATTACGGATCTTTAATTAAAAAACTAAAAGAAGAGAATAGATAATGGCTAACGGTCAACCTGAAAATCCGAATATTAAAAACCCATTCTTAGAATTTTCTAAGAACTTTACTAACTTCATGAAATATTCTGAGTCTGTAGACAGAAGTAGGAATGTAAACACGGAAAAACTTATGAAGGAAATGGCTATTCAGTATAAACTCCTGAGGACTGCTTATGAGAAAGGGAATATTACAGCTAAGAAGGGGAAAGAAGAAGACTTATATAATGATAAGGGATTCTTTAAACTTCTTGAGCTCATGGACGGGGTTGACTCTAAGTTAGAGAAGGTTATAGATAAATATTTAAAGGGTAAGAATTTAGTTAAGGGTGAGAAAGTAGACCTATCTAAATTTTTGGAAGGAATGCAGGAATCTCTTAGAGAAACTAAAGAGAAAGTTGGCATTCCTACCAAGGATGTCCTCAATAATTTCAAAACATTATTAAATAGTAGTGATGCTAGTGTGAATTATCAACTAGATCTATTAGACTTTTTAAGGGAATATGCTAAGGAAGATATAGCAGTATCTGAGGATTTAAAAACCCTGATATCCGAAGTTTTGAGATCCAATAAAATATCTGATGAGGATAGGGTCAGGTTAAATCAAGAATTATCAAATACTATAGAGGAATATAGTCGAAATCAGTCCACAGCTTTCTCTCCTTTTGCGAGACTGAGAAGAACCTTAGATACTACTAACCTTACTATGCAAGGTATGGTAACTTCCTTAACGTCTAACCAACAAAGACAAGGTGGAAATCAAGGTGGAAATCAAGGTGGAAATCAAGGTGGAGGAGGGCATGGATTTGCAGAAAGAATACAACGATTTGTTACTGAAAGAACTGGGGAAGCCACTACAGCTTCTGTAAGAAATCTTGCAGTGGGTGCTTCAGAGATGCTACCTGAACCCCTAAAGCCAGTGGCTGCCATAACAGCTTCATCTGCACCTTTAATATCTGAGGCTGTCATGACAGCCTTAACAGCTAATGCAGGTTGGGCTACCTTTAAGAATTTGGGCAGTGCCGTAGGACCTCTAGCTAAGACAATGACAGTTCTAAAGGGGGTAGGCATGGTAGCTAAACCACTAGCGTTAGGTTTAGCTGGTATTGAAGGAGTTACAAGAGCTACTGAGGAAATCAATAGGGGTAAGGGGAATGTTTTAGATAAAACTTTAAGTGTTCCTACAAAATTTGCGGAAGGTTTCACATCTTCCATGACTTTAGGACTATCTGATAAACTATTTGGAGCTTTAAAGCCATCTAAAGAATTTCAAAAGAGATTAGAATCTGGTCAAGTTAAAAAAATGTGGGATTTTAATTCAGGTGTTAAAAATAACAAGGCAGATGGCACCAACAACATCTTGGGAGGCATGGGTAATGATACATTAGGGGATGTGATAAAAGAGGAAAATAGAAAAATATACGGTCCTAACTTAGATTTAGGTCAAATTTTTACAAATAGCCTTAAGACTCTTTTTCCTTTTCTAGGTGAGGGTAAATCAACTGAACAAATTAAAATAGACTATGCTAATGAACAAGCTGGACTTGCTAAGAAGGATAAGGAATTCGTGAATACGATTAAAAAGAAAGAAACTTACACTGAGGCAGGGGGGGGAGTAGGTGGATTTCTAGGTGGCTTAGTAGGTAAGAAAAAAGAAGGTGAGAAACTAGGAACGGAAGTAGGAGCTAAGGTATACGATATAGGCAAAACTGGATTTCATAGAGGAAAAGAAATAATAGACCAATACGGGAATAGGAGAGTTTTATCTACGAACCCAGAAGATAAAGCTCAAAGAACTACTTTTGGAAAAAATTCTAGGGGAGAGGACATTACCTCAGGAGACATAGAGAGGGGTAAATTAGCTAAGTCTCTCAACAAGAATAAAGAATTTGAAAGTTTAGGGGGTAAAAGTTCTTGGTATCGTCCTAGTCAGTTTAGTCAAGATATAGCCTACGGTAAAAAAGGAACCTCCACAGTATTAAATGAATTCGCAGGGCAAGGAGCTAAATTTACACTTTCTGGAGCTATGGGTACGTCTGCAAGTAAGCATACTGGAAAAGGTTCTGGAAAAGGTCATGAGTCTGGTTCTAAATTCGATATAGTCCCTAAGACTGGAGAAACTCTTGAAGGTCTTTATGAGAAAGCATTAAAGAATCCAAGATTCTCAGAAGTAAGTATAGAGAATAAGGGAACCGATAACGCACATGTTGACGTTCAGATTGCAAAGTCAGTGTATGAGAATGTTAAGAAAAATGAAGAGTTAGTAGCTAATGCTAAGAAAAAAGAAGTATTAGTAGCTAAAGCAAGACCAGATGTTATAGTAGCCCCCCCTAAAACACCGCCAAAAGAACAGGGAACTAAAATAGCTCCAGCACCTAGTCCAGTAGTAGCGAGTGCTCCTCCAGATAGACAAAAGTCTGAAAGAAAAACAAAGTCGGATCATGCAATGGTAGATATGTATAATGTACACGGAGTTTTAGGATAATGAATATATACGATTCAGTTATAAATAATGAGAGTTTGAGGGTTATGTTAATAATCCCCCCCGAATCTGGAAAATCTCCAGATGAGAAGTCAGCTAAGAACGACTCTGTTATCTATGGGTATCTTGAAAATCCTTTTGAGGTAAATACCTCCTTAGAGTGGTCGGATAAGCTATTTGGAAGAGACTATGCTACAAATTTGAACAAGTTAGTAGGGCAATTAGGGGGAGATATACAAGTCCTCAATATATTAGATACTATGCAAACACCCATAGCAACAAGGATACCCGAATTTAAACTTGAATTTTATGTAATAGCTACTAAAAAAGACGACAATCCTATGAAAAAAGTATTACGTCTTTATGAGTCTACGTTTCCAGAAAGAGTAAGTGTAGGTACAGTGAAATACCACTGGGGGTTTGTTCCAAACGCTCTTGCAGAGTCAGGAGGTAGTTCCCTAACACAGCAACCCACTAAAGGAACAGTTATAGTTACCATAGGTAAATGGTTCAGGGCTATAAATATGATTTTAAAGAACCCAGTTTTAACATACTCAGATACTGTGGGTACTAATGGAAAGCCTCTATGGGTAAAAGTGAGTGTTATAGTAATGCCAAGAAGACTTCCATACGCGGATGAGTTTGCAAGTATGTTTTTAGTTGATTAGATGGAGTTAGTAAATGTTTTACGTTAATTCAGACTACATAAGTAACGAGAAATACGATTTAGGTAAGTTCATGCCTTTCGAGTTAGATAATTTTGACGTACTAAACTCCTACTTTCTAGAGAATTTTATAAAACTCCCCCAAGTTGGAACTTTCACTATAAGTACTGAAGAATACAGACCTGACCTAATATCGTATAAAATATATGAAAATGTATATTACTGGTCTTTAATATTAATGTACAATGACATAATAGACTTAGAAGATTTGATTACAGGAACTTCTTTAAAATACTTTGGGGTTATGGATTTAGAAAATTTATTTTTTAATCTTCGATCATTTGAAAACAAATCTTAAGAGAGGAATACTATGACAATTGAAATAGTGGGACAATATGTATTTTCAGTCTCCATAGGAAAATATAAGGACTTCATACAAGATAGTGATCTCACAGAGTTTGCTTTATTTGAAGAGGCTGGATGCGTGCTACCCTATTTTGACTTAATATTTAAGTTTGCTATACCTGATCTAAGAAACTACTTAGTGGAAGATAACGTGTTGTCTATCACTTTTGGCTCTAGCAGAGACGATATGAGGACACTACCTTTTCGTATAAAAGTTAAGAATATAGTTGAATTTGGTCATGGGGCATGGAGAGCTTCCATAGGAGGAGTCTACGATGCGGTATCCTTTCTAGAAGAGACAGGGACTGAATGTATAAAAGGGGATAGTGGAGAAAATATCTCAGCAACAGAAGCGTTGAGTAAAGTAACTTCTAGATATTTTAAATTTGATACTAATGTTACTAAGGATACAAGTAATCAAAAATGGCTAAGATGTAAAAAAACTACTAGAGATTTTGCTATGGATATGTGGTTACATTCTACACTCAATGATTCATTTCCAGCAGTAGCTATAACCAAAGATGGTAAGTTTCTATTCAAAGACATAGCTAAGTCAGTGTCAGAGGAACCTAAGTGGGTATTTACTGACGTATCAAGTAATTTAAGCAATAGCGTTAAAACATCAGGACATCCAGAAATAATAAATGACTCTGGAATAGTTAGCCTTCTAATTCAGAATAAGAAGAACAATGTATATGACATGGATTCAGGAAGTAAGGATGAATTTACATTTGAAGGTAAATCAATGTTAGCCAACACTGCTATGGTAGAAGAGTCATCGTCTCAACTTAAAGATAGTATAAATTACATTACTAATGGAAATGTACATACTAGTTATTGGAATTCCTATATACATAACTTAGGATTCCTCACACTGTTCTCAGGGGCTAGGGCGATACTATCTTACACTGATAGGCTTATAGATACTATGCAAGTTCTAGACGTAGCTAGTTATCTTCCCACTAAACTTGATAGATCTGGAGAGACTGAAAGTGTATATTCAGGTAAGTACTTAATATCTCAAATAGTCAGGATAATAGGAGCAGGTAGAAATCTTAAGACACATGTAACACTTAGCAGGGAATCATTCAACGAGGTTAGAGATTATATGAGTGAACTGGAATCACAACAACCACAGATGATAACTGAGGATACGGAATACACAGATGCCATGCAGAAACTTCAAGACGCAATTACAAATATCAAAGCTTTCTTTGATATCCTAGGTATTAAGTTAGATATTCCGTCTATGAGAATACTTGCACAAAATTTAATTGATGTATTTAAGGGTATGTTCGGTTACGACGAACAGGGTATTTGGATTAAACAAGATTATCTTAAAACAGTAAAAGAAGCTAATCTTAACGATTCTATACTTAGGCAAATATTCTCATTCCTGTCTGAGCGGGGAGAGACTGTCATATTAGCAGCAGACAGTAGTATAATGACGAGACTTCTTAGTGGGGATTTTAGTGAGTATATTACTAATAGCGTATTAAGAATTCCGAATCTAGGAAATACTGGACTGCTCCCAGATAGTTTTACATCCAGTGTTTTCTCATGGTACTCTTCTGGATTAATAGATGAAGATAATGCTAATACAGGTAATACAGATCTAGACGGCATATTAAAGGATACAGTTACTTACTTAAAGACTACTGGAATCGTATCACAAGTGGACAATTCAATGTCTAGAAGATATTGGGGATGCTTAGATAAGGATATTATAAATGAATTAGATATTAAGAATTTATATAGTGACGAAACTAAGAGAAGATACTTGAATAAAATGATAACAGTTAAGAAGGGTTATATTTATTTAATATATTCTACAAACTTAGGCGAAGCCACCATCAAGATAAACGGAAAAGTATATACTAATTTAGAAATGAAGACTAGAAGTTTAAAATTAGACGGTACATTTAGAAATTATTTCGTATATCGTACTAAGGATCTATTTTCTAGTAAAACGCTAATTGAGGTATTGTGATGTTAGCAAATCCAACAAAATGGCTCAGGGAATCGACTTTGACCAAACCAATAACATACTCTGGAACTATTATAGACAACAATGATCCTCTTAAAATAGGAAGAGTTACTGTAAGAGTTAAAGAGATGTATGGGGGTTATGGAGAAGATCACATATTAGACGAAGACTTACCATGGATAAACCAACAACCCGCTAGTTTTCTAGGAAATAGTATAGAGACTTCATCATTTGCAGTGCCTGAAATAGGAACTGAAGTATCCGTAGAATTTCCCACATCTGACTCATATTTCGGATATTATAAGGGTGGAAGTAATACGATTTTGAATAGAAACGATGCTTTTGATGAGGATTACCCAAACTCCTATGGATTCACAGACAGTACTGGTAATATTTTCAAGGTGAATAAAACTAAAGGCACATGGGAGTTTAAACATCCCTCAGGAAACTATGTCAAGATGAACCAAGATGAGACAATAGACATCTATCAGGCTTCTGGGAACACCTTAAAGATGAATCCAGACGGAACGGTGGATTTAATAACTACAACTCTCAACATAACTGCAACGACTACGAATATATCTGGAGATCTAAACGTAACTGGGATAATAACAACTCCAGACTGTCTATCAAGTGGAAAATCTGGAGCTACTCATACCCATACCGTTCCAGAACACGCAGGTATCTCATCAGCACCTCTATAAAGAAAGGATATTAGAATGTTATACTCAGATATAAATAGTAATAACGCTTATGACAATCCCATAGTGGAGGATCTAGACTCTATAATGCAAAGTGTTACAAATATAATGACATGTACTAAGGGCGAAATGCCATTCCTACCTGAATTTGGGGGTAAAGAAGAAAGTTATATATTTGAAATAGTCGATGTCGTAGGGTCTCTTCTAATGTTTCAATCAATAATAAACAATATTAATGCGTATGAACCACGAGTAACTTTAAACTTAGCACAGTCCTCAGTCACCCCAGACTATGATAATAACTCATACAACGCTGTGATAGCTTTTCAAATAAAAGGAATGACTGGTAATTTTTCAGTGAATAGAGTTATCTAACTATTGACTTTTCTTTATTAGTATGTTATACTATGTATTATTAATAGTATGGAGAATTATGTTGAAGAAAACTGGAACTAACTTTATAATATCAAAGACAGGTCTTATTTATCTCAAAGATAGTATAGAATGTTGGAAACCTGCATATCTAGAATACTTAGATGGAAAATCATTAAAGGTATTGGAAGGGTTACTGGGCATTAGTGAGGGAACTTTTAAAAAGTATTTCTTAAAATTTGGGTTTTCCTTAAGAAACGCAGAAGAGAGTAAAGAACAGAGAGTAAAAACAAATATACTTAAATATGGAGTTCCATATGTGTTACAATCTAAAGAGATTAAAGATAAAGGCATAACTACCAATAGAGAGAAATATGGAACCGACTATGCCTCACAAGCCGAAGAGATTAGAGACAAAATAAAGGATACTAATCTCGAAAGGTATGGATTTTCATCAGCTACCAAATCTGAAAAAGTCAAAGATAAGATAAAGGCTACTTGCATTCATAAATATGGGGTTGAGTATGCTGTTCAGTCTAAAGAATCTGTAGCTAAAAAAGAGTCTACTAATTTAGAAAGGTACGGAGTAATCAACCCGTTCCAATCAGAAGATATTAAGAATAAAATAAAGAAAACTAATCTAGATAAGTATGGATTTTCATCAGCTACCCAATCCGAATTGATAAAAAGTAGGATAAGAAAAACTAATTTAGAGAAATATGGCTGTATTCATGCTCTCCAAACAGAAGAATCCATGAGTAAATTGAGAAGTACAAATATATTTAAATATGGATATCCATACGCTATGCAATCTTCTAAGATAGCCAGTAAAGTAAGAAAATTTAAGAAAGAGTCCGTATTAGAGAGTATTAAAAATAGATTTAATTCGAAGGAATCCGAGTACACGTTATTAGATAGCTATAAAGGCGTATTCTACAACGTAGGTAATAAACTAAAATGGGTTAAATATAGCGTAAAGCATAGGGTATGTGGTTCTGTTTTTAAAAGTGCCATGAAAGCTGATATAAAATGTCCAATATGTTTTCCTCAGATGAGGGGAGAATCTCAGAGTAAAATACAAGAATTTATAAATTCTTTAAATATTGACACTGTAGTTAATGATAGGGGGACTATATATCCCCTAGAGATAGATATTTTAATACCTAAGTTGGGCATTGGATTTGAGTATAACGGGAGTTACTACCATAGTTCTAAGTTTAAGGTATCTAGCTCTTACCACAAAGTAAAAACGGAGTCTTCACTAGCGAAAGAGATTAAGTTATATCATATATGGGAACATGACAACGAAGATATAATAAAGAGCATGATCAGATCAACATTGGGGAGATGTGAGTGTAGGTATCATGCTCGTAAACTTAAAGTTAAAGAAGTAAGCATTAGAGAACGTAGAGACTTCTTTAACAATAATCATCTTCACGGGGATGTAAGTAGTAACTTGGCTTTAGGATTATACGAGGGTTCTAAATTAGTAAGTTGTATATCTTTCAGGAAGTGTAGGGAAATCATTGAGATAGCTAGGTTCGCCACACTCTTAAACTCATCATGTGTAGGAGGATTTTCAAGATTATTAAAAAGTAGTATCCATGAATATAAAATGCAAGGTTATACTAAAATAATAACGTATTGTGATCGAGACTGGACACCTAATTATAAAGATTCAGTATATTTTAAAAATGGTTTTAGATTTATAGGGGATACTGGAGTTCAATTAAAATATTACAATGAACGTAGGGAAGTAGTTAGTAGAGAGAAATATCAGAAACATAAACTTAAAAAAATGTTTCCAAAGTCATATTCAGATACCAAAACAGCAGATCAGATATTGGAAGAAAATAGTATCTATTCAATACATAATAGTGGTAATTGGAAATTCGAAATGGATATTTAGTTGCTAAACACTTATTTTATATTCTATATAGGTAGAATGTAGAATATATAGGGTGTTTTATAATGGCTTTAAAATTAGATAGTTTATCATTTAGCCAAGTACAGTTAAGTTTAACAAATTACTTCAACTCACAGACGGATAGTGGTAAGTGGAAAGATTTCTATGCCAGCTCAACAGGTAGCATATTTATTAGACTTCTTTCTACGTTTGGGAGTTTCATAAGCTATTTAGTCACGGTGGCTAGAAGAGAAGTATATTTATCGTATGCACAGAATCGTACAAGTTTAATAGGGATAGCACAGAACTTAGGATATTCAGTATCTAGGGGTAAAAATGAAGTAGTTCAGTTAGTAATAACTCCAAATATGACTGGACTAATTCCTGCATATACAAGTATAGGTACTGTTAAGAACTATGAAATAGTCACGGTAGAAGGTACTCAACTTAACAAAGGGGTTTCTTCCACTATTAGCGTCTATCTCGGCAACTTAATGAGCGAAAGTATTACAATAGATACAGAAGGATTAAAAATATTTAGATTTATATCTTCTAATGTCAGTGACTATGTGAGATTAAAATTAAATGATATAGTTATTCCGTCATCCATAAACTCTAAAGACCTGTGGAATGACATGTATCTTACTATATCTAATCCATTAGGGGCAGTAGATGTAGCTTATATCCAAGAGGGTGTATATAAGTATAAACCTACCGACATCTTAACTCTGGAGTATATAGAATTATCAAATGTATCTTATAAAATAACCGATCTTATTATTGATAAGGGGACTATAACCTCCGTAAATAAAGTACTATCTTACATAACTCCAGAACCTAATGACAGTATAAGAATAAAAGCACCTTTATGTCATGAAACTCAAGTTCTCGTAAGAGCTAGAAATGACTACTTAAAAGAATTCAAAAACTTAGGATATAACTTTTCAGATACAAATAGTAGGGATTTCACACCTGCCATAGTCGATCTTAGTTATGTAAGGAATGATTATACTATCATGACTTCATCCGAAGAAACTAGCATTGTGAGTCAACTAGATAACATGAGAGCCATGGGAGTTCCTATCCCTATAATAAAGGAACCCGTCCATTTCAAGTTAGAGATAGACTTTGATATAAAAAGAAACTCAAATAGTATTGTGAATATTATAGATGTTGAAGCTGACGTGGCAAGTATTACTGAATCCTATGAAAAGACCATGAGACCTTCCATAGATTTAGAACTTCTTGAAAAGAATATAGATGATTTTTCATACGTTAAGAGAACTAGAATAAGCGTACACGCTACCAATAGGATAAATAGCACAAAGTATAGGTTAGGAGATTTTATAGCTTCTCCTTTGTCAGGTAGTAAGGTGTACATGGCTTATGATTTTATTAGAAACTCTGATACTTTAGAACCTTCTTGGGTGTATACTGATGGAAGTTTAATAGTAGATAATGGATTAGTGTGGCAGTGTATCCCGAGATACGGAAAAAATCCACCTACTTGGTATGCTTCGAGGAGTTATAAACTTGGGGATCTAGTTAGAAGTACTTCAATAGTTGATCCGTCTATAGAGTTTATGTTTGAATGTATAGCTATTCAGAAATATTCAGGTACTATAATACCTAGTTTTACGACAGTACTCCAAGACTTTACTGAGGATAACGGATTGATATGGGTATGTAAGTCTAAGATAGCTAGTGGTTTAGCTTGGACTCCTAGCACTATGTATAATATTGGGGACTCTATATTAGAGGGAGAATTTTCCTATGAAGTAGTCGGATTTAGAGGAACCTCTTCTGGATCACTACCCGTATTTAAGGATATAGAATACTACGAATTAATCTGGGTAGACATTCCTAACTATACTTTTAGAATAGCTGGGGATAAAACACAACATATATTAGTTAACGATACAATACAAGTTCAAGAGTCTACTGGAAATGATGGATATTATACAGTAGTCAGTTCTACCTTTTCGGGAGGAAATACTGACGTGGTAGTTAGTCAAGTTATTCCTTCAAGTGTTATAGATGGAAAACTCTACCTTGAAGATACATTAACTAGAGACGGAGATATTCTTTGGAAATATTTCGATGAGAATGAAGTCTTGTTCAATTATGGCTGGAATAATTATATAAAAATAAAGAATAATGTAATACTGTCTTAGATTTTATATTATATTATATGTAGGGTGTTAGAAGTAGTGGGATTTAGAGAATGTTCAACCATTCAGTAAGACGTTGGATACCACAAAGTTTCTCGGAAAGAGAACTTGTAAAGCAGTTTGCGGATTCCGTAGACTGGCTTTTAAGTGTTGATTATCCGTACTCTGATAAAATGTCAGCTAGGTTTGACTCTGTTAAGAATAAATATAGAAGCATGCAAGATATTCCTTTAGAGGACGTATATGAAATAATAAGTGAATTCGGATATCAACACATGACGGAGATTCTAAACTCAGATGAGGACTCTATAAGAACTTTTCTAGGATTTCTAAACTTTATTCATATGAATAAAGGAACTAGAAAAGGTATGGAATTTGTATTTAGACTTCTAAATATGGATTATGAAGTATCTGAATGGTGGGAGCAGTCCCCTATGGGAGAACAACATACATTCAATATAGACCTATTAAGTTTTTCTCCCAATGATATAAGGGGTTTTGAAGTAATAAATAAGATAATAGATTTCACCAGGAACTATGTATACCCCATACTAAATAATTTAACAATACAATTCGTATTAGATGATCTTTTCTTAAACTGGGCTATAGTGAGTCAACAGGCTGTATATATAACACTACAACCAGATACAGATATTCCATCTACATTAATATGGAATGAGGGAAACTGGAATCAAAAAAATTGGGCTTAATTACAGTAATTAATATAAGATAAAGTTGGAGGAATATAGATATGAGTAGGTATACACCCATACTCACCGAGTTAGGAAGTCAGTTAATTTTAGATAGTTTAGCAAACGGTACCAATATAACATTGAAGTATTTTGCTTGGGGGGATAGTAACGGATTTCAGACTCCTCCTAATCCTATACAGACTGCCTTAAATCATGAAGTGTATAGAAAAGAAATAGACTATGTTTTTCTGGATCCAAACATGATTAACTGGTTAGATGTTCTAACTATAATTCCAAGTGACGTTGGGGGATTTACTGTAAGAGAAGTTGGGATATTTACTCAAGATGGTAGTCTGTTCGCAGTAGCGGAACACCCTGAATTTTATAAGTCAATACCTATCGATGGAACCACCATAGAATTTAAAGAAAAATTTATAATTAAGATAGGAAACCTTACAGAGGTAAATATAACCCTGAATCCTATGTCGACTCTGGATGCTACCAGCATAGGCAACGGTTCTGTAAGTAATGAAGAGTTCCAGTGTCTTGACGGAGTAACTTCACCTATCCAACCCCAGTTAGACGGTAAAGTTAATAGAGTCGGAGATACCATGACTGGAAATTTAACCATTCCAGAAGGTACTTTAAGTGGACATGCTGTGAATAAGGGACAATTAGACGCAAAAGTTGATAGAGCTGGAGATACCATGACTGGAAATTTAACTATTCCAGATGGTACTTTAAGCGGGCATGCTGTGAATCTAGGTCAATTGGGGAGTATACTTGAGGCAAAACTACCCCCAACTTTCTTGTCAGGATTAACATTATCTAATAGTAATTCTTCAGGAGCGACTGAGATAATAGCTGTAGGTACTACTTCTAATACAGCTTATAGATCCCTTGATAATGGAGCTACATGGGACCTCGGAGTTCCAATACCTACCGAAATAAGTAATTCAGCAGTAGATAGTATAACTCAGTTAATGAATGGGGACCTACTAGCTACTGGAAACGTCACACAGTTAATATATAGATCTACAGATAGGGGATACACTTGGACAAGTGGTACAAAAGTAGACCCTTCAGTAGTTATCTCATTAAGGGGAATTACTCAACTTACTAACGGGGATGTACTAGCCACAGGATTCACATCTAATAAAGTGTACAGATCCATCGATAATGGAGTTACATGGGACCCTGGAGTTTTAGTAAGAACTGGGGCGGGTCTTCAGAATATAACTCAACTAGCTAACGGATACATACTCGCTACAGGGGATACAACTAAAAAAGTTTATACTTCTAAGGATAATGGAGTAACATGGGGTGACGGGGTACTAGTACCGAGTGCTACATCATTATCCAACATAGTTCAATCAAAAGACGGTCCTATCCTAGTTTTAGCGAGGAATGATCGTAAAATATATAAATCTACGGATGTGGGAAATCTAGGAACTACCTGGGATCCTGGAACTTCAATACCCGTACCTGTTGGTACTAGCTTACACGGGTTATGCAAAACAATAACTGGAGACATACTAGTCTCTGGAAATGGAAATAAAATATTTAGATCCCTATACCCTAGTAACGGAGCTGATTGGGATGCTGGAACTTTTATAGCGACTGGAGCTAGTGTTACAGGCTTAGTACAGGTAAGAACATCTGGAGATATATTAGCTACAGGATACCAATCTGACAGTATCCATAGATCAAGCGATCAAGGACTTAACTGGGATTCTGGCTCTTTAGTGGAATATGGATCAGGATTAGATAGCATGGTACAACTAGCCAGTAGTGAGCTACTTGTAACAGGTAATACTTCTAATAAAGTATATAAATCCATCGATAAAGGAGATACATGGGACTCGGGAGTTCTCATAACAGATGCCTCTAGTATCGGGGATATTACTCAGTTAGTAAATGGAAGTATTCTAGTAACTGATAGAGTAACAGATAAAGTATATAAATCCATCGATAAAGGAGATACATGGGACTCAGGGGTTTTAATAGAAAATTTAATAGCCGTAACTCCAAACACGCAAGTTTCTGGATCGAATAGCTATAATTTTAGCATAAATGGAGATGTTACATCCCAAATACCAGACCACTCCACAGTTAAGATGCAAGGAGGTTCTGGAATAGAATATGTAGTGAGTGCTACTTATGATGGCATAAACGATATCACTAACATATTTAGAGATGATAGTCTCGAGATAGACCCTATTGATAGAGCCTTATATGCTGGAGGGACACTACTTAAAAAGTCTACAAGTAACTCTATTCGAGGAATACTCCAAACATCTAACGGAAGTATACTAGTTACTGGAGAAGACTCAGGTAAAGTATACAAGTCGTTTGATAACGGGGCTACATGGGATATTGGAACTTTAATTGATTCTGGAGCAGGTATATGCGACATCATACAAACAGCTAATGGAAGTATAAGGGTACTCGGATATACTTCAAATAAAGTGTACACGTCTACAGACAACGGGAATACATGGGACTCTGGAGTTTTAGTGGCTAGTGGGGCAGGGCTTATAGGGATAATTCAGACAGATTATGGAGATTTAGTAGTTACAGGAGCATTATCTAAAAAAGTATATAGGTCTAGGAATAACGGACTCAACTGGAGTAGTGGAGTTTCTTCTTATGTAAATCCTCGCCCAATATCAGTTAATGTTTTAACCAACGGAGATGTAGCTGTATGTGGTTACAGTTCTGATAGGATATACCTGTCTGAGGATAATGGATCCACTTGGGATAGTGGTTCTTTAGTATCCAATGGAACAGGACTAATGTCAGTTATTCAGTTAGCCAATGGAGACCTCCTTGCAACTAATGAAATGTCAAATAGGGTATTTAAGTCTACAGACTATGGAGTTACTTGGGATACTGGGATTGTAGTAGCTTCTGGATTCTTTTTAGACGGAATAATACAACTAAGCAATGGAAGTATACTAGCAGTAGCCCATAATAATGATAAGGTCTATAAGTCCATAGATAATGGAGCTACATGGAATACTGGAACTGTCATATCCACAGGAGCTGGAATACGTAATTTAGTTCAGTCAACAATTGGGATATCTTCGGGACGTATATTTGCTACGGGAGAGCATACTAACAAAGTATACATGTCTACAGATAATGGAGTAACATGGAATGGCGGTGGAGGTAGTGGAAATCCTTGGCTTACTGGGATATTAGTATCTGCTGGGGCAGGTATTTTTGGAATAACTGAGGATACTAACGGAAACTTGTTAGTTACGGGAAGTACTTCCCACAAAGTATACAAGTCCACCGACGATGGACTAACATGGAATGGAGGGAATGTATCTCCATGGCAAACAGGAATTCTGATAGGGGATAGTGCTACGGGCATAACCCAAATAACAAATGGAGATATTCTAGTAGCTGGAAATTCTTCGAATAGGATATACAGGTCTACTAATGGTGGGGAGAGTTGGGACGCAGGGAGCTTCTCCTATGAGAATTTCAGCTTAGGTGATGTAATGCAACTATCCGTAGATTCTGGAGTAGGGATAGACATATCCGCAGGTAAAGCCAGATCTGATGATGACACGGCTAATATCGAATTTACAAGTTTATCTTCATCTTTTAAAACATTAGATAGCCTTTTTATAGAAGGTACTGGGAATGGCGGATTGGATGAAGGGGTAAAAACAATAAACACTTGGTATCATGTATATGTTATCTCTAAACTAGACGGTACTAGTGATATATTATTTTCTCAAAACGCAGTATCTCCCATAATGCCTACAGACTTTGTATACCAAAGAAGGGTTGGAAGTATTCTTACAGACTTATACGGTGGAATAGTAAAATTTCAACAGAGGGGGGACAAGTTTTATTACTTAAACCCTAGAACCGATTATTATTCAGGAACTCCTGGAACTCCTTCTGGATCTTGGACACTTTTACCCCTAGGAACTCCATACGGAGTTCGTTGTGAAGCCCTCATGAACATTTCTATTGTAGGAGGAGCTCCTGGGAATGGATTAGAAGCTCTTATATATGTAAAACCTACATTTATGAATACTCCGCAGCATTTTGTAGGAATATACCCAAGAGCAGACGGTGGAGGAGATTATGTAGGAAGTAGAGATAGTAGTGGTATTTCTATATTTACGGATACAGCATCTAGAATACATAGAAAAGAGACTACAGCTGGGCAAACTTGGGCTACTTTTGAATATGATACCTATGGTTGGATTGATACTAGGGGAAAAAATTAAATAGAGGAGAAAATATATATGAATGTTAATAGATCATGTCGAATACTTGACAAAAGAACTGGAGCTAACTATTTCGGAATGATAGATACTGAATTTGAAGGTTTAGATTTCTACCATTTAGTAGAGATTTCAAATAATGGTAAAAACTATGCCTTTAAGAACGGCATGATCGTAGAGAGTGTTTTAGACATGCCCGCAATAAGACAGCAAGGGATAGACTATCTAACAAAGAGGGTACTAGAACATAAGGCTGTAGAATTTATAATTCCTATAAATACAGCAGATAATAAAGTTATAAACATAGCTACTGATTTAAAGGATACTACCCTAGGTCAATGGCTTATTGTAAAGAATAAAATACCTAAAGACTTAAAAGATGTAGATGGGAATGTTATAGCTACTAATGTAAGATATGTACAAGTGTTAAATAAAGATACACTTATGCAAGAGTTCGTACCATTAACAGAGGAAGAGATATTAAGACTTAATACATTCTTAACAAACTCGGTTGATGTGCTAACTTGTACTATAATAAACTTAACTAATTCAATACTGACAGCTCCAGATGAATTAGTAGCTAGGGTCTATAATATGACTGATGCAGAGAAAGAAGCACACATACTATATCTTATAGAAGTCAATACACCTACTTTTTAGAACTTCCCTCCAACACCCTTCTTTGAGCTTCATGAAAATGAGGCTCTTTTTTTATTGCAAGACTATTGACTTTATAATAGACATGTGTTATAGTAATAATGTGTTTCAAAAATTTGTCATTTGTATCCTCCCTTAAATAAGGAGGATTTTTTTTATCCTATTGACATAGTAATTAATATATGCTATAATGATACTATAGGTATTGACGAGTACTTTGTCTCCTAGTCAACTCTACTTACATAACTCTCTCCTGACGAGGGGAGTTTTTCTCTATATATTGACTTTAAGGTTTAAGTATGATAATATATTGTTATGTCACAGTAAAAGGAGTATAACTATGTTTTTCCCAGAGATAATTTTAGAAGAGGAAGACATTCAATATCTGTTACAAGAAGATGTATTTCAAGGTAGACTGTTAGATAAGGAGAGTGGAACTAGCTATTATAGATTAAATCCTAGAAAGTTTGATCGTCTTATAGATATAGTCTATGACAGTAATCTTTTTGGGGATTCTGATAAGAACATGATAGAGTTCAACTTAAGAACAGTTGTTAAAATATTCACGAGTATTATCCAAAGAAAGGATAGTCTCATGATAACTAATGCCATCCTGAGTTACTATCTTATAAATAAGGAGAATGCCATGACTCTCATGACATATCTAAGGGGTGACTTAAAGGATGGGGAATAAAGATTTATTGATACTTATAGACTACTCTTGGCTACTGAATCGTTGTCATTGGGGGTATTCAAAACATCCGTCTTGTCATATTAACATAGAAGGTGAGAAAGTTTACATAGGTTCCATACTGGGACTATCCTTATTTACTGAAAAAGTATCTAAGAAATATCCAGAAGCTAAGATAGTATTTATCATGGACGGAAAGTGTACTAAGAAAACATTAAACGAAGACTACAAAGCTGGGAGGGTTAAGAAGGAAGATGTCCATGTTAATGATAAGGAGATAATTAACATACTAAGTAACGTACCTAAAGTATATTTTGCTATCAATGATAAACAGGAGGCTGATGATCTTATTGCAAGCATGGCATATAAATTTAAAGATACATTTAAGGAAGTTATCATACACTCAGGGGATTGTGATTTCTGGCAATTGAGTGATACTTTTACAGTATCGAAAGAGTATGAAAAAGGATTTAAGAAAATAAAACCTATAGATGTTTTAAATAAGTTTGGAGTTGATACCCAATCCCTACTAGCCTTTAGGGTACTGGATGGCGACTCATCTGACAATTTACCTAAACCCGTATCTAGGGTAAAAACTGAGTTTAAAGTAGAGATATCGGATAAATGGAAAGACGATTTGACTATTGATAACTTTACTGAAATAATGTATTCTTATAGAGGGACTCCAAATGAGAAGATAGCAGATAAGTATCTAGAAGCCATCGATACAGTAGAGACAAACTTATTGATTATGGATTTGAAAAAATATTCTAATCCAGAACTTCAGCTAAGTTATAACATGACTCGGATTAAAAATCCAGATAGATCTTTGATATCCTACTATAAGCTCTCACAGTTAGAAGGCTACATGTACGATTTAAGTAGAAAAAAGGAGACTAGTATTGGTTAATATAGGTTTATACTCCCCTTCAATGCAATCTGGGAAAACTACTACGGCAGACTATCTTATGGCTTTTTACGGATATAAGAGAATAGTATTAGCTAAGACTCTTAAAAAAATGACAGAGGCTTTCATAAGAGGGCTAGGATATAGCGAAGATATGATTCAGAGAATGGTTTACGGAGATTTAAAAGAAACAGTTATACTCGAGATAGGAAAGACTCCTAGGTATCTACAACAAACGATCGGAACTCAGTGGGGGCGGGCTTATATAGGGGATTCAGTGTGGTTGGATATAGGTACTAACAATCTGGATAAAAATATAAATCATATTTGTGAGGATGTTAGATTCCTAAACGAAGCAGATACTTTTAGAGAAAAAGGATTTAAGCTTATAAAGATAGTAAGACCTAGTGCTGTAATCACAGAAGAACATGAGTCAGAAGGCAAACTAAATGATTACCCATGGGACTACACTATCATAAATGATGGAACGATTGAAGATTTTTATGGTAAGATAGATAGAATAATGAAGGAGATTACAAATGAAAATCAATAACAACAACTTAGGTGAAAGAAGTTTAGCTCAAAGTAATGAAGTACTTTTAGAGCATTATACTAAAATAAGAGATTTGGATCCTATTAGGTTGGTAGAGTATGGGTACAAGACTTATATATTTTATAAACGTGGAATAACTACTTACGGATATATGCACCTAGAAGGCAATCGAATTCAAGAGAGTTTTAAAATAGGGAAGAAGGATGTGCACACTAAAGGTATGACATCTAGTAGTCCTAGAAATGTAACTGAATGATATGAAGATGTCTTGAGGAGATTGACTGAACTTAAGTTACAGGAGTTTAGGAATGGATAGGGATGGAATAGAGCTTAATTATCTAAGAAAGAAATTAAGCATGCTCGAAGAAGAACTTAGACTTAAAGAAAAAGATTCAAAGAGAGTATTCAACAAGATACAAGAGTTGATAATGGAGATAGTAGGGAGGTAGTCAATCTTTGGTAAATAAAAAAGAAAAGTGTATAATAGTAGACTTTGATGGTACTTTGAGTGACTATAAATCTCGTGCTAAATGGAGAGATATTAATTTTCAAAAGTATATAGATCTCAGCTATACAGACGTGCCTAATAAACCTGTGTTAGAAATCATGGAGAAATTCATGCTTAGTCATAGGATAGTTATACTTTCAGCCCGTCCTGAGTCAGCAAGGCAGGAGACAGAAGACTGGTTAGTTAGATATAGAATATACTATGACAAACTCATTCTTAAGAAGACAGGAGACGATCGAGAAGATAGTGTAATAAAACTGGAACTAATTCAAAAAAGTATAATCCCAAACTTCGACATACTCTTTGCCATTGAAGATAGGATCTCAGTAGTCAATTTATTCAGAGAGAATGGCATATTTACCCTACATTGTGGAGAGGGATACTAGAAAGAATGAGAATAGAATGTTAAAGTTAATAGATAGTATCACACTAAGAGACTATCAAGAGGACGCTATAAACTTCTCTACGAGTAGACCTGCATCCCTGATAAGCTTGTCTACAGGCACTGGAAAATCAATCTGTTTTATAAAATCCGCAATAGATTTGTTGAATAGGGGAGATGTTAAGAAAGCAATTGTATTTGGAACAAAGTCATCATGCCTAGAACTACATGATGAAATGCAAAGTAAAATAGAGTATGACGATGGAAGCTCATTTAAGCCTCTTCTAATATCTAGTGACGAGAGTCTTGAAGGTTTCTTTACAAATCCTGAGGAAGATGTTGCAATCATACAATATGAGAAGTTAACCTCTTTAGATTTGAGGACGTTGTTTAAAGGATTGAATAAATATCCCACAGCAGTCTACTGTGATGAATCACAACGTCTAAAAACGCCTACTGCGATGCTTACAAAGTGTTTTGTAGCTATAAGAAAACCTATAAAATATTTAACATTCTTAACAGCTACCCCCATTATGTCAAAATTAATTGATTTATTCTATCAAGTTCAGATACTTGACTCTAAAATCTTTAAGAATAGAACAGTATTTTCCTCAACATTTATAGAAGAGAAGATGGTTAAAAATTGGAAAACTGGAAGACAGTACCCCGAGATAGTAGGGTACAAAAATTTAGAGCTCATGCGTGAGAAGATAAAACCCATATGTTTTGACTACTACCCTAAACAGGATACTGAGTACCTTGTCCATAAGTGTACTTTAAGTAATCCAAATGACTACATGACAGCTTCAGAAGGATTACTTAACTCAAAGGATGCTAAAACACACGGAGCAAGATTAGTAGATTTACAACATACTGTAGATAAAGATAGGTCGAAGATTAAACTATACTTAGAAACTATAAAACCCTATCTTAAGACAGGACTTTTAACGTACGTACATTACCATGAAACTATGGACATGTTATCTAAGATATTTGATAAGTTGAATATAGATCATAGGAAGATAAATGGAACTGTTAGTACAAAGGAAAGACGTGAGATTAAAGAATGGTTTAACTCCGACCCTTCCAATAAAGTATTACTGATAAGTGCAGCAGGCTCGACCTCACTTAATTTGCAGAGCGTGAATAACTTATTTTTCTATAACGTACCTCAAGGAATTGGAGCATTTTTACAAGCTAGGGGACGCATAGTCCGTTTGTTTAGCAAGCATCCTAATTTTAAGATACATTTTATAACAACTGAAATAGAACTAGGCGGGAAGTTAGTAGGAACAGTAGATGCCTACAAATATGAACTGGTATCCTCCTATAAACAACTCACAAACACGATACTTGAGGCTGATGAAATCCCAGAAGGCGACCTCAAAAGTTTTAACAAAAATTTAATGGACAAAATTAGGAAGGCTAATCTTTGGGATGCTGGAACTAAGGGTAAGAAAGCTTTCAAAGGATTTGAGTAGAAATAACTTAAAGCACTTGACTTATTAAGATACGTATGTTATAATTCCTTACATAGGAGAAGGTAAATATGAATAATAACAGAAAGCTTAGAGAGACACCCGAAAATTATAAGATTAAAAGTTGTAGGGGCATATTAAAGCCTTATGATAAATTTATGGGTAAGATAACCCTTGAAGAATTTAATAAGTTCAAAGAAGCCATCCCTAAGATAGATAATTTTATAATATACGGAAACGCCGATACACTTAATAAAGCAGGGATGCATATTATAAATCTTTGGTCAGGTTGTAGTAGAGAACCTTTGAAATATACATTCGAGCAATTAGCAGAAGGTCTATTTTCTAAGAAATACGAGATATCAAGTGGTTTTTCAAATCCTCTACATCCTCTATTACTTATCTACGTGAACTTAAACACTTCTCATTTGGGAAATGATAAACACATGACTTCAGTATTCCATAATAGATATGCAAATGGAAACAAAACAATAGTCCTCTGTGAGTTAAGAAATGCCTTGCCTTTTGTAAGAACTATCCCTTTTATGAAAGCTATTGATCTTTTCGAGGATAGTCCAAATACCGTAAGAAACGAGGATATGTCTTTAGAAACAAAAGAAGTATCCTTAGAAACTAGAACAACCTCGACTCAAGGTGATGGGTTTGTGCATGATGCATGATGATTATTAGTTATTTATAAGGGTATATTAATATATGAGTAATTTAGATAATAGAATATTTAATGCAGAAGAGCTTACTAAACTAGCTACTTTAGTTCTATCTAGTTTAGATAAAGTACACTCTCTTGATTCTATAAAAGAAACTATCACTTTGTTAGATTCTTCGCCTATTACATGGATGAGGGTTATCTTTGAAGACGCTATTTCTTTTCATAAAGAAGAAGGCAGGTTTCCAGATGCAGTTTACTTAGAAGCCAAACATCCGAATAAATTTTATGATCCAGAAATGCCCTATAGCCCTGATATATTTATACAGCTTACGAACCAGCTTAAGAAACATAAACAACTTAAACAAATAATGGAGGCTATTAATAATCAGGATTTAGACGCAGTTCAGGATATTGTATCAGGAAACATAAAATGTAGAAATAAAAACCCTATAACAATAGACAGCGTTATATCTGGATATGCAGCAGCTAAACTAGCTCCTAAGGGCTTAAAGTTTGGAATACCTGACTTGGATAGGTATACTAAGGGGCTAGACTACGGAACCTTAAATGTAGTAGCAGCACCTGTCGGAAGATTTAAAACTACATTTGCCCTGTCTATAGCTTACCGTGCTGCCGTAAAAGAAGGCAAAAAGGTACTGTATATAACCTTAGAAGTAACTACAATGAGGATATTTTATAATTTGATTGCTAGACATGCTCATGAGATAGGTTATGATATAAAAGCAAGCCATATAAAGAAAACAATACTAACCCCAAAACAGGAGATACAATTAGAAAAGGCAGTTAAGGATTGGAAATCTAATGCTAAGGGTCAGATAACTGTTGTAGGTAGTGAAGATTTAGAGGAATGCACTCCTGCATACCTAGAGGCATTTATCCAAAAAAAGAAAGAGGAGATGGGTGGAGAACTAGATCTAGTGGTTATCGATTATATAAATCTCTTTAAGAACAGAATTCCTCCTTCATTAAAACTAGATCAATACTCCGCACTTAACCATTACATTCAGTTTTTTACAGATTTGAGTATTCGGATGAATTTTATCTTGTTAATGTTATGTCAGGTTAGCAGGGCGGGAACTGAATTGTTAGAGAAACAAGGTGAGCAGGATGGGGGTAAAAAGTTAGCAAGTACTACCTATTTTGCAGAGGCTAACGAGATAGAAAGGTCTGCATCTGTAGCTTTGATACTGTATGCATCAAAAGCTCAGAAAAATGCAGGAAATGTTGACATATTTATAGTTAAAAATAGAGATGGAGACACTCCTGAGAATCCTATAAATACAATAGTACTACCTGAGTATTTCTCAGTAGGTGTAGCCAAAAGCCAATTCCCAGAGATGGGAAATCCAGAAGCAATGGCAGAACTAATAACTAATCCAGCATCTTCTAAAACAACGGAAGAAATTATGGAAGAAGAACAGGATGCTGAGAACGTAGATGAGGAATACGATATGGATTTCGGCAGTATGGATTTTGAAGACTAGTGTGTAATAATGAAATAGGTAAATTAGATAAAAGACAGCTTAAAACTTTAATAGAAAGGCTGGTACCCTTTGAAGAGTTAACAGATGTTCATACGGGAAGACCTATAGATATTAAATTAGGTACTTGTTTTTGCTTATTTCATGATAATAAAAATAGTCCCGCAGCTAAATGGTTCCATGATGAGGATGGAATAACTAGATTACAGTGTTGGAGTTGTAATAAACAATTTACATCCTATGACTACATTACAAAAATACAAGGACAAGACCCTTTGAAAATCATAGGCATGCAATTCACCGAGAAAGAGTTAAAAGATATCCTAAAGATACTCAGAGATACTGGAAGTTTCGATAAACATATAGATGATTTTTCAAAAGAAATTCATAATAAGTGGGTAGATAGTGATGAAGACTTATCTACATTTTTAGATGATCTGTATTTTGGGTATACGGTCAAAGAGGTTAGAGAGGAGATTAAATAATGGCATTAGATAATAAACTAGGGTATACTCACTTCTTTAGTGGACAAGTGCCTTTAGATTGGAATTGGGAGAGTAAGGCTAAGTTTAACCTCGTAACTAACGTACTCGAGTTACATCAGATACTCTCAGAAAATAAAGGTAAGACAATGGCTGTGGATACCGAAACGACTGGATTGGATCTAGGCATGGACAAGGTAGTTGGATTTTCATTCTCTTTTGATGAATGGAAAGGTTACTATGTTCCTATAAGACATGAAGAGGTTAGTCGGATAGAAACTGAAGTGCCTAAGATAGATAAAGAGGGTAACAAGGTTTTATACAAGAAAACGGGACTTCCTCAGATGAAGAAGATAACTCTTGAAGAGTACACTCCTTACAATTGCAATCTTGATCCTAAGGTAGCCTTAGATTTAATATATGAAACCATGCTCAACGCCAAGCTTGTTTTAATGCACAATGCTATTTTTGACAGCATGATGATAAAAAAAGAAGATTACGACATGTCAAAGATTAACTTATTTGATACTATGGTTTTGACCTATAATTCAGATACTAACGCCTCAGGTCAATTTGGTCTGAAACCTGCTTCTGAACTCTTCCTAGGCAGAAGAGCCCAGAAGTTCAAAGAGGTATTAGGAAAGTCTAAAACTTTTCAATATATAAACCCAACAGATTGCTTTGAGTATGCATGTTCGGATGCAATAAATACTTACGGACTGTTTAAAAAATTGTATCCTATGCTTAGAGCAGAAGGATGTGAAAGCATTCTTAAAATGGACAATGCTTTAGTTAAGTCTTTTATAAATTACTATACCTCAGTTCCTATTTATATCGATAAGAAGATAATGAGAGAATATGAGGAAGAGATTTTAAGAAGAAAAAAAGATCTTGAGATGTCTATCTACAAGGCGGTAGGATACCCTTTTAACATAGCTTCAAAATCTAACGAACTAGTAAAAGCGTTAGAAAGTATGGGGATAGATACAGGAGTAAAAACTGATGGAGGTAAGATGAGTACCTCCAAGGATTCCCTACTTGCAATATCAGATAAACATCCCATAGCAAAAGAACTTATAGAGTTAAGCGGTCTTGAGAAAGCTTTAAACACTTATATACATAAACTAGCCAATGCCAACTCAGTGTCCGATGAGAATCCAGATGTAGGGATGTGTAGGGTAAACTATAAACTCTTCGGCACAGCCTCAGGAAGGCTTGCATCTGGAGGCGGAGCTAAGTCTAAGGTATTGGAGGATGATTACTTTATCAATTTGAATATTCAAAATCTGACCAAACCCAAACCAGCCATGTATAATGCTGTAAAAATATCTGATGATTTTAGAGAAGGTATTTTAGGTTATAGATTTGATCTATTAGGAAAACCAGGAAGTAATGAAGTCAAAGAATTCATTACTAATAATAAAGATGCTTATATTATAGAAGGATTCTCCCCAGAGATCAATGTACGAAAAGCTATAAGAGTTAAAGATGATACTGAACTTATTGCCTCATTAGATTACAATGGGGAAGAGTTAAAGATCGCAGGGATATTATCAGGAGAGCCTAATTTTATAGAACCTTTCAGATTAGGTTTAGATGTTCACACAGAAATGGCTAAGAAGTTATTTGGAGAAGCTAACTATAATAAAGAGAAGAGAAAAGCAGCAAAAGTTTGTTTGGGGGATAACTCATTTGTTTTAACAAATAGAGGCTTGGTTAGACCTTACTCATTATTAAGCACGGATAAAATAATAGATAGGTTTGAGAGAGAACAGGATTTTATTTATGCAGAGGATTTTTCGGATACTATTGAAGTGTTATATGATTCAGGCATAGTTGAGGAGTACAAGACAGATCACCCTGTCTTAACATGGGATGGAGATAAGACATCTTGGAAAAAAGTGGGAGATTTAACAGGTTTAGATCAAGTGTTAACTAGAACAAATATACATAAAGGCAGTAGAACATCAAAAATAGTGAATCTTAAAGAGTACTATAAAAGAAAATTTAAGAACATGAAGGATACTTTAATAGATATGGCTACTCCAGAATTTGCATACATAGCTGGACTCTATTTAGGGGACGGGAGCATAGACTATAGTAACAAAGAAGATCATTATGTGGGAGTTACTTTAGGATGCTCGGATAAAGTATTAACTAGAGTATTACCTTACCTAAGTAGCTTGGGACTTGGAAAATTAACTCCCTACAAAGTTGGTAAGAACAAAGTACTAAATATATTAAAACTTAATAATAGACCTCTAGCAGAAGTGTTTGAAATTAATTTTGGCAGGAAGGAATCTAAAAAGATACCTGATTGGATATACACCCACTGGGATTCTGGATGTCTTACTAACTTTATTTCAGGTCTACTAGATTCAGATGGAACCCGAAAAGGGAATAGATTATTCTTTGGGAATAAGAACATGAATATCATAAATAACTTTGCACTAACATGTTCTTTATTAGGAATAAAAACTAGGTATATAAAAGAAACACCTAAGTACAAAGGAATTCCGTTCGATTTTCACACTCTTGTATTATATGAAATAGGAGACGTTAACCTAAATTTATCAAATGATTACAAGAATGTAACTAAGTCCAAGTACACTAATATAAGTTGGAATTGTACAAGTAAACTTGCTGATATTTTACATAGTAAAGTATTTTCTATTCCTAAAACATCAAAGACTATTAGAGATAACATCTATAACATTAAGAAAAAGGGATGCGGGCTTACAAGAAATGTACTAACTGAATTAGAATCGCTAGGGATAATCCTTGACATTAGTGGAGATTACCAACCCTCAAAAGTTATATCCAAAAAGATGGGTAATGGTAGAATACACGCAATTCAGACTACACACAGGGAGTACGTAAGTTCTTGTATAGTTAGTCATAATTGTAACTTTGGGATGTTATACGGGGGAAGCCCGAATGTATTAAGGGCTGTAGCTGCTTCACAGGGGTTAATACTTTCAGAGAAAGAGTCTAAGGAATTATTTAATAAGTGGTGGAGAGCTAACTCAATCTTAAAATCATGGATACAGACTAACTTAGACTTAATCAAAGAAAATAACTTCACCGTTAAGGATATGTTTGGCCGACCAAGGAGAGTAAAATCATATCTTTGCTCAGAGGAGAAGGGAGTGTATAATTTTGGTTGTCGTAGTATCCCGTCGCATCAAATTCAAGGTTCTGGGTCTTCAATAATCCGTAGACTAACTATAAATTTGGAGAAAAAAGTATTTAGCAACCCAGTTTATAAAGATAGAGCAAGGTTTATATCAGAAGTTCACGATGAAATGAATGTAGCTTTTAAGAAAGAAAATATAATAGATGATGTTAGGATGTTAGAAGATGAGATGATATATAAACCTAAAGGATCTCCAATTCCCATAGATTGTAGTATAGAGTTGGGTAACAATTTAGGAGAACTGTTTGGATTTGTGTGGGAAACATCTGAGAGATTGAAATTAATACCTAAGAGAGCTTGAGTTTGTAACAAAATGTTGCAATGTGTAAAGATATATGTTATAATAATAGCAAAGACTACTATTTATTAATAAAGGAGAGGGCATGGGTAAGTCAGAGAATAAGAAACTAAAAATTAACGAAGAGATTAGCAACTTTCTACTTTGGAGAGAAACGAATTGTCCAGAGTTAAACTTTAAAAAATGTTGGGATAAAATACGGAAGATGAGGGATCACTATTGTCAAGGATTGCATGCATTCGATGATAAATGTCCATCTTGGGTCTTTGAATTTGGATACAGTTCTCTTTACAATGAGATGGTAGCTAGAGGGCTTACAGGTAAGGGTAAGAAATCAAAGGTAGTAGAACAGGAATCTGAAATAGGTCAATACATGTCTGAGGGAAACTGCACACTTCATTCATGGGAAGAAGCAGATGCCGAGGTAATCCTTGCCAATACTATTCTCCAGAAGAGAGTACAGAAACTTCAGGATACCGAAAGAATAAAGAACAAAGGTTGGAGGGAAAATAATAGGTTAGACAATGCTCTGGGGGAAGCTAACAAAGAGTTGGTTAAATTATTAGAGACCGTTAACCTATCTGAGAAAACAGTTTTCCATAAGGTAGAGTCTAGTACTGAGAAGATGGGACTGATACAACTCTCAGATATTCACTTCAATGAGCTTATAAACCTAAAGAATAACAAGTATGATTTTAATATAGCCTCTCAAAGACTATACTTACTAGCCGAGAAATCAATATCATATTTTAAAATGCAGGGCATTACTCATGTTGTTGTAGCTAGTACGGGAGATCTACTTAACAAGGATGATATTCTCGATAAACTTTTAAGTAACGCAACTAACAGAATGAATGCTTGCTTATTAGCTACAAGTATATTATCTCAATTCTTACTACATCTTAATGCACATTTCAAAAAAATAACCTTCTGTGGAGTTACTGGCAACGAAACAAGAATGAGTAAGGACATAGCTTGGTCAGACCAAGTAGTAAGTGACAACTATGACTTAATGCTATACAACATGTTACGAGCTAGGTTTATGGGTTCAGAGTCTGTAGTATTCCATGTAGATGATCCGTTAGAGCAAGTTATAGAAGTAGCAGGTAATAATGTATTACTAATGCATGGACATCAATTAGGTAGAGACTTAGCAAACGGTGTTAAGAAGGCGGTAGCTAAGTATTCATATGAGGGAATTCAAATAGACTACGTACTAAGTGGGCATTTACATGAAGCTTATATTTCAGATAACTATTCTAGAAGCTCAGGCATGTGTGGTCAAAATTCTTACTCAGATAAGGGATTACAACTTTCAGGTAGGGCTAGTCAAAACATAGGTATATTCTATAAGAATAAGAATAGAGACATTATCAAAGTTGACTTACAGCATGTGGAAGGAGTTGAGGGATATACAGTTACAAAAGAATTAGAATCTTATAATGCTAAGAGTCATGATAAACTATGTAAGAATAAGACGATATTTAAAATAGTAATTTAGAGAAGGGGAAGATTAAGACATGGGTTTTCTAAACATTTTTAAAACATTAACGACTAATATTAAAAAGGTTGTATCGAATTTTACATGTAATTCAGTAAGAATGGACCTCGAAAGAATACCTAAGGATACTAAACAGGCACTAGATAATCTAACACCAGAAGCTACTGCATCCTTAATAGCCAGTAGGGACTCCTTGCTCACAGAGATCGAAAGAGTAGCAGACACTTCAGTTAAGAATACTTTGAATAAATTAGATTAAGAGGGGATTAAAAACATGTCAGAAGAATTTATACCTTTAGCAGACCGTATAATTTTAGAGATTCTTGATCAAGACTTGAAAGGTTTTGAAGAATCAGCAGGAGGTCTATTCATACCTAAGGAAGACAAGAAGGATATAACCATTAGAGCTAAAGTTTTAAGTGTTGGAGCAGGTGCCTTATTAGCTAACGGAACGAGGACAAAAACTGAAGTTAGTGTGGGAGATATAGTCATGTTAGACAATATGACAGGACTTACAACAAAGATGAATAGAAAAAAAATATTGATAGTAGCTGAGCGAAACATCATAGCCATCATAAGAGATGTAGAATAAGTAACAATAACTTAATAAATTAGAAAGATAGACTTGTAATTGAGTCTATCTTTTGTTATACTAGTTATGTAAGATTAATTAAAAGGGGACTAGATTATGGCATATGATAAAGGTTATGAAATATGTGAGCATTATACTAAGTTACCTAAAAAAGAGTTGATTAGCTTATGTGTAGAGATTGCAGAAGAGACTGAGCTATTCTGTGATAAAGGGGATTACATAGTAGGACTTAAAAAACTAACAGTTAAGAAACTAGCAGTAACTCTAAGAAGCCTCGAGTTTAGAAAAGAATTTATGAATAAAGATAAGTAGGCTATTGACTTTATTTTCAGATATGCTATACTTAAATAAAGAGGAGATTTAATATGAGCATGTGTAACTATTGCCATTCACCTAGAATAGATAAAGACTCTTTGAAGTATGAGGATAATTACTATTGCTCCTTGGAATGCTTCTATAACGCTAGGTCTAAATATAAATGTGAGTCTACTAGGGAGGAGTTAGTAGATAAAATATCAGACTTAGAAAGTCAGATAGAATCTTTAGAGGAAGAGAACTCTGAGTTAGGTAATAAGGTAGACGAGTATGAAGAATACAAGGGGTAAGGTTAACAAAGCTAGTCTCCTTATAGATCAGTTAGATATTTCCCTAGATGACATCACTGAGATACAAAAACTATTGGAGGATTAGTATATGGGAAATTTGTATATAGGAATAGAAACGACAGGTCTAAATGTTCATGAAGATGATATAATAAGGATAGCCATGCTTGTTGAAGAAGGTGGCAGGGTAAAAGAGAACTTTAAAATAAATCTTATTAAGCCTAGATCAGGAAGACTTCCATCCTCTATATCAAAAGAATCTCTAGCCATAAATGGTATTAAGTTAGATGATTTAAGAAATGGAACAGATCCAGAGAGAGTAGCCTACTCAGTAATATCATTCTTAAAAGAGAATAGTAACAATGGAAAAAGTAGGCTTAGATTGGTAACTTATAATTTAAAGTTTACTCTAGCTTTCCTAGCTAATTTTATAAAAACAAACACAGAGTATTCATTTACTAACTATTTAAGTAGTAGACCTTTAAGTATTAAAGAGGTAATACCTTTTGTAGAAATAAGTACTAGACATTACTTTAAGGATGCAAAATTTAGAACGATATGCGGGGACTACGGTATTCAATTCACAGACGGGGATACTGAATCCAAGATTGAAGCCATGAGGTTACTTACAGATGGTATAACTAAGTCTATTAAAAGAGGAGAGATTATTCAATGCTCCAGCTAAATAGTGTATATCTCGGAGATTGCCTAGAAGTTATGAAGGTTATAGATAATAAGTCCGTAGATATGATTCTAGGAGACCTCCCTTACGCTGTTACAAACTCCTGTAAGTGGGACATATTAATACCCTTTGAACCTTTGTGGGAACAATATGAGAGAGTGATAAAAGATAACGGTTGTATCGCCTTGACAGCTTCGAATAAATTTCAATATAAACTTGTAGGAAGCAACTTAGATTTATTTAAATATGAATGGATTTGGGAAAAAACTAAGGCTACTGGATTTTTTAATTGTAAGAAACGTCCACTAGCTGCACATGAGTTTGTAAATATCTTCTATAAGAAACAACCCACATACAATGCTCAAAAAACACAAGGACATAAACCTGTCAATAGTTATACAAAGTACTTAGATGTAGCTAATAAGTCAGAAGTGTATGGAAAAAGTAACGTAGAGTTCTCAGGCGGAGGGAGTACTGAAAGATATCCTAGAAGTGTACTTAAATTCAAGTCAGATACTCAGACAAGTTCCTTCCATCAGACACAGAAACCTTTAGCTCTCATGGAGTATATGATTAAGACTTACACCAACGAAGGGGACTTAGTTTTGGATAATTGTGCGGGTAGTGGAACAACATGTATAGCAGCAATAAATACTAACAGAAATTATATAGGTATAGAAAAAGATGAAAGCTACTTTGGTATAGCTAATAAACGTATTAAAGAACATAAGGAGAAATCTAATTGAAAAAAAGTGACTTACTAGATAAAATAGAAGAGTTAGAACTTACACACTTAATACCTGAGAGGGCTACCAATAAAGACTTAGAGATGGTCATGGGAACAGATTACTTCAATAAGCATCCCGAAGTACAGACATGGGGCATGAAGAGAAGACTATTTGATTTACAGAATCCCCAACTCTGTTTTAACTTTAAAGAATTAAAACCTCAAGAGCAAGAAGATATGCTCAAGAGTCCAGACTGGCTTGCTGAAACTAAGATTGATGGAATGAGATGTATAATAACATACCACCCAGACTACGGATTTGAATTCTTCTCAAGGGATATATCTGAATTAACTTTCTTACCGAATAACTATACTGATAAAATAGTCATGATAAAGGATAACATTGTTAAGTATCCTAAGAGCTATAAAGGAGTATTTAAGCAATCTTTTATACTAGACGGGGAAGTGTTAGTATCTAATAAGATGTTAGATACTACAGCCCATGGAGGAGGCTTCTCAATAACAGAATTAAATGCTACAGTCTCAATTCTTGGTTCTCTTCCAGAAAGAGCAAGAGAGATTCAACTAGATGGCAACCCTCTAAAATTCTGTGTGTTTGATTGCCTAGAGATAGGAGATACTGATATATCTAAGAAACCATATAGAGAGAGAAGAAAGTACCTACTCAAACTTTTAAGCATGGTTAAGGGAGTTACTCCTTTTGAACTACCTGAGAGTACTATTGAAAATAAACAAGAGTTCTTTGATAGGCTAGTTTCAGAGGGAAACGAAGGAGTGGTTCTTAAGAATATGAATGAACCTTACCATGCTACAACGTCTAGGAATAGAAGAGTTCAAGTTAAAATGAAGAGAACCATGTCGGGAGCTTTGAATCAAGATATCGACGTATTCATCTCTGGAAGTATACTTCCTAAGAAGAACTCAGCTCTACATGTCTTAAATTTAATAGGGGGTATTAAAGTATCCTTATTTATAAAAGAACTTGATGGGACTGAGACGGAGCATTGGATTGGTACAGTCTCAGGGATTACAGATTCATTACGGAAAAAAATGACTATCGAAGATGAGTTCGGAAATCCTACATTAAATCCAGAATACTACGGCAAGGTCATGGTGGTTGAAGGACAAGATATAAGCTCTGTAAATCTCCGCCTTAGCCATGCCAGAGCCTTATCTTGGGCATTTAGATCGGATAAGAATTCATCAGATTGCTTAATGACTCGAGAAGATCTTATGAGTCAAGTACTCTAGAATTCATAGTTACATTAAATCTTGAAAGGTAGTCATAGTTATGATGTATCAAGGGAGCAAAAGAATGTTGGCTAAAGAACTGATACCTATTATTCTAAAGGATCGAGTAGGGGGTCAATACTATGTAGAACCTTTTGTGGGAGGAGCTAATTTAATACAATTTGTAGATGGAAATTGTATTGGAGGGGACTCTAATAAATACGTAATAGCCCATTTGAATAAGATAAAAGAAGATACTTCATGGGTATATGAATCAGCTAAAGACTTTAAACGTGAGAATTACTATGAGATAAGAGATAACTTAGATAACTATGAACCTTATCTTATAGGGCATGTAGCTTATAATCTTTCTTTCGGAGGCAAGTGGTTTGGGGGATGGCAGTCCAATAAGAGAGGAGATGACTTGGTAGCAGCTGGGTATATACATGTTCTTAGACAATCCGAGAAAATAAAGCACATCCATTTTACATGTTGTGAATACTCTGAACTACCCCTCCCATGTAACTCCATAATATACTGTGACCCCCCATATAAGGGAACGGAGAAGTACAAGAATATTCAATTTGATTACGATTTATTCTACCAATGGTGTATCCAGAAGAGGTCAGAGGGGCATCAAATATTCATCTCAGAGTATGAGATGCCTAGTTATTTTAAGTGTATTTGGGAAAAGCAAGTCCGTATGGGAATGGATTGTAAAACAAACGGACTTAGAAGAGTTGAGAGACTCTTCACGCTAAAGTAATAAAACTTTACAAAACACCCACTTGACTTCCATTAAATCATGTGTTATACTAGTTAGGAACGCTTTTATACGAAAATAGAGAGGGCAATAATGGAGAATTTAACAGCGTCTTCAATGCTTCAGGTACAACTTAAGGATGCTTCTATGGCTTTTGAAAGTTCACTAAGATCAGAACTTACAGATTATAATACAACTATTAAGGACTACGAGCTGAGGATAAACAACAGCCTTGATCTTCAGTATCAGGCAACATACTTAGTTAGTATAACAACTAGAATGTTACATCTTAATAAGGAAAACATAAAAGGATCTGATGCTTTGAAGTACCGAAAAGAGAACGACAACTTACAGACATGGTTGGAATATTATAGAGGTCATGTGTACACTTTCTCATCTCGGGCAAAAGTTTTGAGTGACTTACTAAAGTCAAAATTATTATCAAATCCTGATGTCAAGTTTCAACAATAGAGAGGATTTAGAATATGAGACCAACTCCCGAATATTATCGTAGAATCCAAGAAGAGTTAGCAAGTTTAGGTATCTATCTGGATAGTAGGGATATATTTGCTTTAGTTAAGATAGTTCTGGGAAGTTTATTCGATACTGTAAAAAGTACTGAGAGTAAGGTATACATAGGAGGTAATAAAGATATAGTTGTAAGTCCCTATATACGAGGAATTAAAGTAATATTTAATAAGGGGTATAGGAATACAAAGAAGATTATTCGCATGACTGATGCTACAAGTATAAGAGTATTTGATCATATGTTTTCAGAAGTGTTTGATAAGTTTAAGTAGTAATAGTGAAGAGGAGATTTTAACATGGCATTTGGAAAAGATTTTAAATTCGGAGAAAAGACTACAGGAAACGGTGTTCCTAAGTTTAAGCTAGTTGACGGAGAGAATAAGTTTATCACGATACTGGATATAAATGACACTATAGTATCTAGAACTCACTACATTCAACCCTTAGGATATTTCAACTGTTGGCAAACCATAGATGACGATGGAATTGTAAAACAAGGAAGTTGTTGTAAAGCAATAGGAAGCCTACCCGACGGTAATCCTAAATGTGGTGAGAAGTTAATCCTTCCAGTAGCAATATATACCCCAACGGGTAAGAATACATGTGCTCCTCCAGTACAATTTGCAAGACTTGAACTGACCTCTAAAGCATATGATCAACTTGTGAGAGCCTTGGAAGAGGAAGAAGTTACCATAGAGGAAGCAGTTACTAAAGTAATAAAGGTAACTGGAGTCGCTTCGGGTACTGGAAAATTTGCCCACGTCGCTATGGAGTTTAGGGTTAAGGGAACAAGTCTTATTAAATCAGATCCATCTCTTAAGGTACAAGCTCAAGAGTTCTTAGCTAAATACAATGAGACAATTAAAGATTCTTTAGGTAAAACTATAACCGAGGCTAAATTATTTGAGTTGATAGATGATTTGAATATAGTTGAAGGAGAGATAACTGAGAATGAACCAAACACAGCTCCTAAAACACAAAACCTTCCCGATGAAAAAATGAATTTTCCAGTTATCGAAGAGGACGAGTTTGACTATGACGGTATAGATTTGAACTCAGTACTTGATGATGAATTTATGAATGATTAGTTGAAGTGTTAAGAGTGGGAAGATTTTAATCTTCCCACACATTCCCCACCATTAAGGAGATTAGATGGGTGTAATCAAAATGTACGGTGGAATTGATCCTGGATTTTCGGGGGCTATTGGAATTATAGATGATAAGTGCAACTTAATAGATGTAATACCATGTCCACTCCTTATCATAAAGACAGGTAAGAAGAAGATTGTAAATCTTAAAAAAGTAGAAGAGACTAGAAAAAGAGTAGATGGAACTAAGTTAGCAGAGATACTAAGACCCTATACTAAAGTTAAATTTGTAATAGAACATTCGCAGAGTATGCCAGGTCAAGGTGGAGTATCCATATTCAATTATGGAGAGGGGTATGGAGTCTATCGAGGAGTGTTAGAAACATTAGGAATAGACTATATAGAAGTGAGTGCACCAGTCTGGAAAAGTAAAATGAAACTCAACAGTGATAAGTACCTTTCGATAGCTATGGCTCAAGAATTGATACCTAGCTGTAAGGATAAAGTTAAGTTAAGAAAAGATGACGGGAAAGCAGAAGCATGCTTGCTAGCCCTGTACCTAAAAGAATTTGTAAAATAAAGAGGAGACTAGGAATGGCTAAAGCTAAAGCTAAAACTACAACAAACAATTATAGAGCCGATATATCTATGAGTGATGAAGACTTTCTCAATGAGTATGTCTTTGGGGATGTCGATAAGAAACTTAAGGAAGTTGATATCCCTCCGATAGAGACAGGTCTAATTCCTTTAGATATAATACTTCATGGAGGAATTCGTCTCGGAGATATTATAATGTTCTACTCTGGAGAAGGAGTTGGTAAGTCTACAATATGTCTTCAGTTGTCAAGAAAAATGATAGAGAAACACAATAAGAAAGTATTGTATATAGATGTTGAATCTGGGGTAAGAAATCAAATAGAAGATTTTAAACTCAAGAAACATCTAGAGGATAGAAATTTTAACTACATTGATAGACTTAAATCTGTAGATGAGATTGAAAAACTATTTGATGGTATATTAGCTAAGAAGGAGTTGCCTTTTGATGTACTGATATTAGATTCTATATCTAACGTAATTCCCTCAACTCTATTAACTCGTTCTGTCGTAGACCCTATGATGGCAGGACAAGCTAAAGAGATAACATCATTACTTCAAAAGTATAGAGTACTCTTTAAAGAAAGAGGAATTATTTTCTTAATAATTAACCAAGAGAGAGCTAACTTAAAAGCTCAAACAAAATATGATCCAGCTTTTAAAGTAGCAGGATGTAAGGCGATAGTTTACACACCCGATGTAACTATTAAGTTATCTAATGGGGAGCCTATCAAAGAGAATAGAAAGACAATAAATGGTATAGAGGAGATTGAGGTAGGTCGTTTCTTAAAAGCAGTTGCTATTAAGAATAGAAAAGGTAACGGCAAGATAACTGTACAATTCCCTATAAGATTCGGAGCAGGTATTTCAAATGTAATGTTCTTAGCTAAGATGTTGAAAGATAAAGGGTATGTTAAAACAGCAGGGGCGTATACTAAAACTTCATTACTTCCTAACCCTAAAGGAGGGGAGTGGAGTCTAAAAGGTAAGGCAGGTCTTGAGGAGTGGGTAGATCAAAACTATGACGCTATAAATGCTATACTAAAATCAGAGGGGGCATTTGAGTTAATGATATCAAAAGATGTATTAGATGTTACAGATGAAGAAGTGACTGTAGAAAATGATGACGATTTCGTAGTTAACTTTTAGGAGTAGATAGTCGATAAAAAGAAGGAGAATATGAATATGACTTTGACTAAAGAAATGGTAAAGATTGAGAAGAAAGAAGGAACTACGGAAACTTATCTAATAGTTCTAGAAGGAGAGGAGCAACCTCGTGATGTGATAGCAGAGGTTCATAGTACTATGGATACATTAATGTTCACATACTTCATAGAGAAAGCCTTGACTGAGGATATCTTCGGAACAGATGAGTTCAAGAATTATATCATTGAGTCTAGTGCCAAGTTTCCATTTTTAACGATACCGACAGAATAGGGGAAGGGGAAAATATAATGAGACTGCATTTTGTATTATCCCTAATGTATGTAGTAGAAAGTATTCGTAGAAGATCTACAGAGATACAAGAGGCACTAACAATAGTAAGGGATGATCTAGTTTTGGGTATTGATCGAGGCAGTCATGTGGATACAAAAGAGAGGATGATACATATTTTCAAAAATCCTTCATCAGTTCAAAGAATGCCGATAGATAAAAAAGAGATAGACGGAGCAGTAGCTTTGGTTGGTGAAGATTTAGAATCAAAATTTAAAGAGTACGAAGAATACATAGAATTCAAAGAGTGAGGAAGGTGCAATGAAATTAGGTAGAATAAAATTAATATTATTAAAGAGATCATTGAAGGTGGTTAAAGTACTCATAACTAATTTAAAGCATATAAGAAACTTACTAAAGAAACTCATTGACAAATTAGAAGGTACGGAATTTCCAGATTAGAATCTAAAGTTAAAATAAATAGATAAAGTCTAGCTAAGGGGCTAGACTTTTTATTAGGAATGTGCTACAATGATTCTGAAGGAGAACTAGTTT